TGACTAAACGGCGAGAACGAACCTTGGGTAGTATTACCGTTTCTAGTGATGAAGAAGTTGTTGGTACTGCTATCTAAGAAGGTATTGTTCTGCGAACCGCTGCCTGTACCGTCTGCTTGTAACAGCAGAGTGGTGTTCTTGAAATTAGGGTCAGTTACCCATTGCTGATTAGACTGAGCTTGAGCTTGCGCCTCTAGCGTCCATACACCTTGGTATTGTGGCATTTTATAGCCCCGTAATTTGTTCTGAAGTCAATGCAGCTACATCGCTGCTAGTAAATGCAGGTAAGTCAGTTGAGCTTAAATCAACCACTGCTTGTGACGTAATAGCGGCTTCTGGTTGAGTTTCCAACACGGTCAAATCCATCGTAGGCAAGCCAGCAGGAACTTCTTGCTGCACCACTACAGGAGCCACAAACAAATTAGTTACTGGGTCATACGTGTCGCCAATACCTGCAAACTTGCCACGGAATGTAGCGTTGTAGCTTGTCTGCTTCCAGTTAGTATGGCCGCCTGACCACGCAGTTAAGAATGCAATACCCTTGTCTTCAGACTCAACCAAAGACACGACTACGTTGCCGTTCTCATCTACCGTATCTTTGCTAGTGACTAGCTCATGGTTGCTGAGTGCGTTGACTTCTAGCACCACGTTGTTGTCATCAAGCTTTGCAAAGTGCGCCATATCAACCTCAGAATGTTATTGAACCGTTGCCAGTGAACGTATATACAAAGTCACTGCCAGCCATTGTAATTGTAGGTGAGCCTGTGAAGGAAGCTGCTGCTCTACCACTACGAACGATAGCTACGCCTGAACCGCCAGCAGAGCCGTTAGTAGGGCCACCGCCAGCAGGGCCACCAGCACCCCCGCCCGTGTTTGCACTGCCAGCCGTACCAGACCCAGCAGAAACTGCATTACCATTGCCGCCACCACCAAGACCGCCCGAGCCAGCTGTTAAACCTGTGGGGCTAAAGCCGCCGCCTCCACCACCTCCACCAAAATACGTTTGTGAGCCGGTTATCATTGTGGCAATACCATTTCCGCCATTACCACTAGCAGAAACGCTGGATACGCCACTAACCCCAGAGGAGCCAGCGCCGCCGCCGCCACCAGCCGGAAAATTATCTGACCCGTAATAAGTTCCTGCGCCGCCGCTATTACCCTGCCCTACAGTACCAACCCCGCCAGCATAAATTGTGCCGGACGAACTTGAACCGCCAGCACCCCCACCCGAACCGCCAGACGTAGCCCCGCTTACGTTAAGTCCCGTACCGCCGCCACCGCCCAAAGCTGTGAGACCAGTAAAAGTAGAATTTGTTCCACTACTAGCAACAACGCCAGAGGTTGCGCCAGCCCCACCAGAACCAATTGCAATGCTATACGTAGTCCCAGTTACAAAACCAAAAGAAGTAAGAATTGCGCCGCCAGCGCCGCCTCCTCCCCCAACATCTTTGCCCGAACCCCCACCTCCTGCTACAAGCAAAAGATTAGCAGCAGACGAAGTTAAGGCAAGCGGATTAAACGTCGCCGTGACATAACCACCGGGATAACGAAGTCCCATGTTAGACCTTACGAGGTGATCTGTTCAAACGTCGCTGTAAATGTCAGCGCACTCGCAGTACCAGAATAAGCAGCAACAGACTGATTCTCAGTGATGTACACCGAGTTGGTCTTGTCGATGATGATCAGCGTTGCATTTGGCGGCACTGAAATCTGATACGCAGGATACGTAATCACAGTAGCTGAACCGAACGTGCCATTGTTACCAATAGCAATCGTTGCAGTTACAGCACTAGATGTCGTATTCGACGCTGTTATAGACGTAATACGGTTAACTGTACCCACCGCTGGTTTTAAGCCAGTAAGAGCAGTCGTGCCGTCATACGTCCAAGATGTCGTGGCAGTAGCTGCCGCCGAAGGGATAACGTAGCCGACGTTTCCGTAAATGCTGACTACGTTAACAATATTAGGGTTAGCCATTTAATAACTCCTTAGAATCCGAAGATCATCGCCATAGCGATACTTTTACCTGTTGAAATACCACCAGACGCAGCCGCCCACGTAGGAACACCGCCCGTTAAGGTCAAAACATTACCGTTTGTACCCGCTGCTAAAAATGTTGTAGCACCTGAGCCTGTTTGATAAGGCACCGAACCGTTTGCACCGCCAGCAATATTAGTTGCTGTAGTAGCCGTTGTTGCAGAACCCGCTGTAGTAGCAGAACCCACTGCCAATGTACTTTGCGCTACATACTGAGGAGCCGATGCACCAGCAGTTAAAACGTAGTTTGTGACACCTAGATTTAGCGTTGTAGTTGCACTTGTACCTGACTGATACACCAAAGAACCTGCCGCGCCGCCTGTGACGTTTGTTGCTGTAGTTGCTGTGCCAACTGTAATGCCTGTCGGGTTAGACCACTGCGGGGCACTGCCCGTAGAAGACAACAAGAAACCGTTGGAGCCGATTGAGAGTTTGGTAAGCGTTGTGCCTGAAGCGTAATAAGTTGTATCACCCGCTGTGTACGTAGACTGACCTGTACCACCGTTAGCAACAGGAAGAACGCCAGAGACGTTAGCCAAATTAACCGTGCCAACCGTTGACTTCAACGCGCCTGTAGTATCAAACGTACCATCGGTTGTCCATGTATCACCAACCTGCAAAGTGACTTTGGTTAGAATACGAAGCGTACTAGCGTTGTTGTAGTAGATCGTTATAGTAACGGCGGCTGTATCGCAGTTCTCTATGTTGATGCTTTTGATAATACGACGGGTAGAAGCCGCAGGGGCTGCTACTAAAGTAACCGTAGATGCGCCGTTTAACGCGCCATCAGATGCGCCTTCAGTAAATGTTGCGCCGGTATTGTCTGAATATGCAGTAACAAACCCCGGGTTAGTTGTAGTAGGCGTACCACTCATTACCGCTTGAATGGACTTCGATGTTGAGTCTAGGATAAGCATGTTTGCCCCTTAACTAAAAAACCAAGCATAGGACTCTGCTTGCGGATTTGTTACTGCTTTTCCAGCAGGGTACGTTATGAATACGTCCTGAGTACCGGTATTAAAATTAACTGTGCTTCCAGAGTTACTAGAAGATAAAACTGTTGTTCTTGTCAGGGTGTTTACACCTGAGTATGTGCCGATACCAACTTCCCAATTAACCCCGCCTTGGTCTGCTATGGTGTAGAAGCACGTATCGCTAACTATCAACACTGCGCTAAATGGTTGGAATCCTGTAGCTGCGCCCAACAACGTAACCGCTCCGGTTCCGGGGGCTGACGCTGTTTCTTTTACGCGATCTGCTTGAACTAACGCCATAGTGGCACCTTTAAATCGTATTAATTAACACCCAATCGCCTTGCTCAGAAGTATTAATAGGCGTCCAATCTACATTGTACAAGTCACCTACCGAACCCCTAGCCGCTGCTCCTGCCAATGCTACGGAAATTACTTTGTTAACACTAGCCACTGCCGCCGCCGCTTGTACTCCAGTAAGCGCAACTGCAAAACCCGGAGCGATGGTTCCAACTGTACCTGCGGCTGCTACGCCTGTGGCGGCTTTTATTTCCCCACCTAGTGGTGTTACTGTACCAACGTTTCCTACCGCACTAACTCCTGTTACTGAGTTGTTGTTAGTTGACTCCGTCAACATCGTGCCTAAGTTACCAAATGCTACAACACCAACACCCGCAGTAAACGAAAGAACAATACCGACACTGCCTTCGGCTTGGTTGCCATTTAAAGCAGACGCAATAGCAGGTAACACCGTGCCTCTAAACCCACCAGCTTCTACACCTGTTAGTGTTTGGAAGTATGCATTAGTGCCTGTAACATCGCCGACATTTCCTACCGCGTTAACCCCAGTAATACCAAGCGTTGTGGATGTAGCTACATTACCCGCATTGCCAGAAGCAGTAACCCCGTTAAGCGCGACAATACTGCCAGCCAACGTCGTAACCGTACCAACCGTACCTGTTGCAAGAACCCCAGTAGCAGGTAAGTTCGGGCCGCTTGTGCCTACAATATTGCCAGCAAAACCAAACGCTTCGTTATGGAACAACGATGCAGAGCTTTCTGGGAACGCTACTACTGTACCCGCACTTCCAGAAGCCGAAACCCCTGTAAGAGATACTCCAAGAACAGCTACAACATTAGCAACCGTGCCAGTAGCACTTACCCCTGATAACTCAGCGACAAAGTTTGGCGTTTCATTACCTACAAGACCACTGGCAGAAACCCCTGTCAGCTCAATTACAACGCCGCCGCTTAACGCGCTATACGGAGCGGCTGAATAGGGGTTAAAGCCGTACATGGTCTATTAGGTAGTAGCCAAACGTAAGAGAGCAGTCGAAGTAGTATTAGAAGGCATAGTCAAAGTAAATGTACCTGATGTAACCGTCTGGGCAGTAAACGTGTGGGCGCTCACTGCTTTATTTGATTGAGTGCTGTTATAAATTAACACGCAGTCAAACGACGAGAACGTCACAGGGCTACCAGCAGAACCGTAAACGATACTTGCTGATGGAGTCCAATAAGCCGTACCCGCCGTAGCCGACGCGTTTGCCGATGCAGGAGCCGTTCCGTTAGTAACAGTTACACCACCAGCCGTGTAGTTTGCGCTGGTTACTTCGTTTGTAGCTGTGTAAGCCGTGGTCGCTGCATTGATGGTAGCGGTTGTTAGATATAGCGCCGCTTTAAATGTATCTGCTGTTGTAACAGCGCGAACAGGAGCGGTGCCGAAATTGTGCGTTGCCGTCATAAGTTCAGCCATGAACGATGTGCACATCGATTGAGTATTTGCCATTTTAGTCCTCTACTTAAAAAGATGCGGCAACAGGCACGCCGCTTACATCGTACTTTTTCAACACCATGTCAACAGAACGATGAACAAGTTCGCCGTCCAACCAATATTCTACCCAAGTGGTAGTTTCATTTTCTGTATCTACTACACCTTCTTTTTTCTCCAGAAGGGAGCTATCCATTTCGCCTTTTGTTGTGCTAATTAGCATGTAATCTCCTATGGGAACCGAATTAGTGCAGTTGTTGCCGCATTTACCGGCATTGTAATAGTGAAGTTGGTCATCGTTTTGTCTGAGCCAAAATCTAATACCGCTACAGACGCGTTGCTTCTTGTTACATTATATATAAGAGCGCCTCTTGCGGTGAGCTGCGAATTAGGCCACACCGCGTTAGCAAAATCTACAAACACCACGCCGTCCGATGAAGTGCCAATTGTCACTCCCGTTAATGCTATGCCACCGGCTGTGTATCCTGTACCTGTAATCTCATTGCTTGTTGTGTACACCGTTGTATCTGGGCCAATAGATGAAAACGCCGTATACAACGCTATTTTTAACGAGTCCGTTGCCAAGTTCTGCCCAGCCTGAATCATCTGCTGTTTGAAACTTGTGGTTAACCCCTGTTCGATAGCCATTACGGATTAACCTTAATTTTTGCTTGACCATCACGATACGCGTCACCACGTTCGAGACCAGTGCCCAGACGATTAAGCTGACCAATAGCTTCTTTAAACTTAGTCTCGTAATACGTCATCATGTCCTGCTCGCCCTTCATAAAGATGTAGGCTTCAACCAACGAGCCATACAAAAGTACTGGTGAGTAGTTATCACCTAGCCATGAAGAACCATCCGCATTAATCAGCGTTTGGACAGGAACTGAGAAACCCGAACCTGCGCCAAGAATTGTTGTACTAGCAGTTAACGAATCTCCAACGGTATAAAACGAACCACCGCTACGTAAGGTAACTGCTGTAATAGACCCGCCCGAGACAATAATATCTGCTGACGCGCCAGAACCTGTGCCACCTGTTAACGGCACACGGTAATAGCTGCCATTGGTGTACCCTGACCCACCAACAATACTACCCAAAAGACGAATAATGCCTTGGACAATTGATACGGGGTAGTAGTAATAATGTAACTCGATATCATACCGTGCGTCGGGTGTTGGGGCTAGTATGAAACTTAATTCGTTAGTGGCTCCCCTGTTTAACACCTCTGGGCCAAACAAAGCATAGTAAGCAGGTGCGCCAGTAACGTTAGGATTTGGGTACGCTGCACGTAGATAGTTAACATCTTTATTAAGCAGGTACTCGTAGTTACCGTTTGCGTCAATTACCGCCATTGAAAACGCCGACAAAAAGTCGGTAGGGCAGCTAAGGTAGGGGCTGTTAGGTTGGGAAGTACCGGTGACGTTTCTACGCAGTGGGGGTATTTGGGCGGTGTTGTACACACGCTCTTCTGCCTGAGTTACAAAGACAGGGATATTCGCTACGAAATCAGTCTCGTAGTTTTGGGTGTAGTCTTGTATCGTCTGCCAAAGTTCTGCGTAGTTCATTGTAAACTTATTCCTAGCCTATTGTAAACTTATTCCTAGCCTATTGTAAACTTAAGCCATTGGGCCACGAGCCATCAAACCTTTAGTAGCTGCACCGGTACCACGAATTTTGATGCCGTCAGTCTTAGTCTCTTTGTAGTTACCTTTGCTAATACCACCGACTGAAGGGTTAGACTCGTTAATTACTTTAGCGCCAGCGGTATAAGGTAGATCGCCTTTAACAGCTTTACCCTTCATAGTATGAGGAGCGGCGTACACAGCAGCTTGGCCTACTTCTTTGCCTTTAACTTTCTGCGAGAACTTAGCCATTATTTACCTCTACCAGTTGATTTCTGGTTCATAGCACGAGCTAGGTTACGACCATACTTACGCATAGCTTCGCCAGTAACGCCGCCTTTTTTCATACCGTGCATCTTCTTTTCATGTGATTTGACTTCTTGCTTAGCAATTTTCTTGATAAGCGGTTTGTCTTCTTTCATGTCATCGTGTTTCATATTTACCCCTACGAAATAGTTACAATACCCACTACGCCAGCCGATGTCAGGTAGTTGGGCGTTAACCCCGCATCGTTAGAACTTGCACCACCAACAGGGTACCATCCCCATTGAAACACCCTACTACCACCGCTAGGGTCACCATTTGACTCTTCAGACGAGCTAGGCGTATTAGTTATTTGCAACCCAGAATACCCAGATTGGTAGTAGCTAACGTCTGGCCTTGGTTCCCGTACAGCTTGCGGGTCGTTAACAGGATATAGACCTAATGATAACTGAGGTTGATCCGGTTCCCAACACGTTGGGCAAACTTTAATACTGACCTGTTTGGTCTTAATCGTTAACTTGCGCAACTCTTTAAGCATGTACCGAAAGCCACAACGGTCACATTCCGAAATCGACTTTTTACCGGAGGCGTATTTACTTCCCATACATTACCTATAGAACGTAGTACGCGGCACAAATCTATCCGGCGCTTTTTCCCTATCCTCAGATGAAGCAAAGTCCCAAGCCTCGTCATATTGGGCTTTAAGTAAAGCAATTCTTTCTATTGGCACGTCTAGCTTTTTAGTAGCAATCATATACGCCAACCCAGCAACCATACAATTTTGGAAGCGGAATGGTATATCTTCTACGTTTGTTCCAGTACCCGTATCAGTCATGCGGCGCAAGCGCCAGTACACAAAATAATAATACGGTGACCCAGTAGTGCCTTGATCAGGTGAAGGCCATACATTAATCTGTGGCACTTGGGGTGTAGCGCCTGTTACGTCGCTTGTTTGTCCTGATCTGCGGTTAACCCACACTTGGATCGGACGGCCCTGCGTTAATTTGTTCGGTATAGTCGAATAGGTAGATACACTAATCCGGCTAATGTTTATATCTGTCTGATTACCAACTTGTCCGGGACTAGTGCGTATAACATGCTCAATAAGATCAACGGTATCATTAGGTAAATCATAAATGTACTGTCCCTGTACTAATGGAATCTGTCCTTGTTCAACAGTCCACAGGTTTAGCCCACGGTTTGCCCATTCGGTAATAAGAAAATTTAAGCTACGACGCGCTGTACGAAAGTCATAACCAGAACGCAACTCCAAGCCGCAACGCTCAAACGCTTCCTCAAACAGTTCATTAACTGTCGGGTTAAACGCTGTTGTGCTTGTGGTTACAGCCATTATCTAAACCCCGCTGTTTTCTTTGCAATGCCTTTAGGCTGCGCTACAAACTGCTTTCCTGCTTTCTTCCCTACCCGCTTTGCCTTCGTCGTGGCGGCATACTCTGCTGGGCTTAATGCCTTGATTGCCTTTTCCGGGAGATACCGCTCTCCTGTCTTTGACGAGGGCTTTCCGCTTTTGGTTCGCCATTTCTGATCTCCCCAACTTTTCAAGCTTTGTTGCGGGGCTTTCAATCTTTTGCTTCCTCTTTTTCCAACAACTCAAGGTCTATCTGCTCGTCCGTCATAGCATCGCAAGTGCATTCACCCGTTATGTCAACCAAGCAATCTTCTATGTGTTCAGTCACGGTAACCTCCACCAGCGGCTTTATACTTCTTAGCAACCAACTGCGCTTTGCGAGCTGACCACTGCCCTGCACCTGTGCCATGCGTTGCTGCGGCTTTCACTTGGCTAACAATACGTTTGCGCAAGCTTGGTTTAGTGTAGTTACCAGCAGCATTAACCTTCCCACCCTCTTTGTATTGGGTGAAATCGGTGTCGTCCCGACGGGCTTTCTTCTCCCCGCCGGGCATTTTAGAAGGGGCAATATCACCCATTCCACGCGAGGCCATCATTAGCAGTACCCGCCTTTTTTCATTGTGATCTGCTTAGCCTTAGTTTTGCCTTTAGTAGCAATACCGTCAGCCGACTTGTGACCAGCAGCCAAACCACCTGAAGCCATCTTCTTAGTAGCCGTGCCGCCTTTTTTCATTGGCATCTTGTCTTTCTTACCAGCCGCTTCTTTTTTCTTAGCGATCATTTCCATGAACGGATTTGCTTTTGCCATTTCACCACCTCGTTTAAAAGATTTACCTTTGTCCGCAGACGCGAACTCCTTACCCACGGACTGCTTAATACCAACCTTCTTAGCAAAAGCGGGATTGTGGGCAACCGCTTCCATTAAGTTATGCTGCTTCTTGCTAGTGCTAGGCATTATTTGCCGTGAATAAATCTTTGAACAGTTTCAGTTTCGTATATACGAATCCCTGTCCAGATGATTGTAAACAACGCCGCTATTGCTGGAAGCACATCCATCAAAGTACCAAGAACGGTCATAACAGATAAAGCGTCTACAGCAGTTTTAGTGGCTTCTTGAGGATTAATCATATCAGCACTTCCATGCACGTAGCGATTTGTTAATACGACTGTTCGGGTCTTTCGCGGTCTTCGCGGAAGTAAGCTTCTTTTTCATCCCTTCCATTCTGGAACAGAAAGACTTTTTCCTTGAGCCGCCCTCCGGCTGGGGGGCTTTCAACCCCGGCTTCCCCGGATTCGCAGCGTTGTAGGAGGCTCGCCCTTTGGCGTTTAGACCACCCTTTGGATTCTTGCCCTCTTTCCTTGTCCATGCTGGTGACTTAGCCATAAAACACCGTCGTTGCGCTTACGTTAGATAGTTCTACGTATAGACTGGTTTGAAATAATATGCCCTCACCGGGCAACAACACATAAATAGTAAACGAATCACTAGTACCTACATCAAGTTCGCAAAGGATTGGGCCACTAGAACCACCATCACGAAATCTAACGTAACCGTCAGAAGCATTGCCTCGATAAGACACGCCTTTTAAGCGTGTTCTACCATTAAACGCTGTTCCTGATGCGGTTAGGTGCGCACTCTTTACGTCTGTTTGCATCCCCATGATGCCCCCCTAATTAGTTTTGCGAAACAGTAGGGTTGGCAGCGCCGTCTGAACCACGAACGATGTACTCAACAGTAACAGTGATCGTACCAGCAGTAGCATCAGCAGTAGCTGCGGTAAACGTACCAAAGATAATTGCGTCAGTTGTACCGATGTTGTCGTAAAGACCTGAAGTAGCTGCTGCGATGGTAGCTGGAGAAGTTTGAACCGCCGAAGTACCGGTGTTAACCGAAGCCATGTACAGGTTAGCTGTACCGCTGCTACCAATAGTAACGCCGCAGTTAGTCGCGCCGGTTAAAGCTACGTTAACTTCAAGGCCAAAACGAACGATCTTAGCGCCAGCAGGGAGCACAAACATCTGTTGCGCTGTGGGGCTTGCCAAAATTACGGAAGTAGGGGCTGTATAAGTCTGAGCAACAATAGTTGCGCCCATGTTGCGGATTGTGCCAGCAGTAGTGCCGGTTGTGTTTTTAACGGTGCCCAAGAGCCAAGGGCCAAGGTGAGTAGCGAAACCCATAATAAATTTTCCTCACATGCGAGTTAAGTACGCCAATTTGCATGTAACTAGCCGGGGCTATTTGGCATACCGGTATGTCCCGGAATGTTAGTGTTATAACACAGTAGTAAAAAAATGCAAGTACAATCCATGCATTATGCCAGCTAAAGACAAAGAACACCGAAACGCTATAAACCGAGCAAGTTACGCCCGTAATAAAGATAAGCGGCAAAAAGAGAATCGCGAAAAGAAAGCTACAGCTAAAGAAAAATGGAAAGCATTTAAAAGTACACTCGCGTGTGTACAGTGTGGACAAAACCACCCCGCTATCTTGGACTTCCACCACATAGAGCGGCACCCAGATAACCGTAAAGTTAATAAGCTAATAACTAATAAAGCTTACAAACAGGCAGCGGAAGAAGTCAAAAAGTGTAAGGTTCTGTGTAGTAATTGCCACCGAATACACCACCACAACGAACGGCTAGAAAAGAAAAAAGGGGCCGAAGCCCCTTAAATTACCAAGCTGCTACGTCTTCATCTTCCGAATCAACTTCAACCCAATCATCAGCTTCGTCATCGAAGTAATAAAGGATATCTGTTTCTTCGTCCAAATACCAAACGGTGCCTTCTACGTCAACTTCGGCCCAATCATCTAAGTCTTCGTCAAAGTAGTAATCAGTATCTGTTTCTTCGTCGTAAAACCAAAGATTGCCGTCTTCGTCGCAATCAAGTTCAAAATCGTATTCTTCGTCTTCAATCAACTCCAAGTCCAACGCATCAAGCAAATCGTCCAAATCAAATGCAAAAGTAATTGTTGCAATCATGATAATCTCCATAGGTAATTAGCAGCCCTCACTAGCCGCCAAATATATCCTACACCATGAATATTACAAATCCAAGGCAAACTTACATGCGCTCTAAAGCCTCGTAAATCTCTAGTTTGCGGCGTAGTATTGCTATTTCAGCATCACGTTCGTTTAGTTTTTTCTGCAAACTTTCACTTAGACTGTATGTTTCTGCAATTTTTTCAACACGTGCGTGATGGTCATCAAACATCATTTTGTATAGACGCTCTGATGATTCAATTTGTTTTTGAATAAATCCGTTCATAAACACCTCTGTTTGCATAAAAACGATAATATTTACTGTACAGTAAAAAAGGGGGCCGAAGCCCCCTTTTCTTTATGCCGCGCCGGGAGACGCAAACATGCCGAGTGGATCAGAGAAACCAAACGAATAACGCTCACGCGCTTTGTAGCGCACGTTACCTGTATCGAAATCACCGTCCATCGAGTTAGCCAAAGGCGAACGAATGAAGTGCTTCATGCCGTTAGGAACGTCGGTAGTTAAATACCAGCCGTTGTTGTCGGTCAAGAAGTGGTTCACAGTGTAGCCTTCTGGAATCGAACCATTGTTCTTCAATGCGTTGATATCGTTATCAGTAGTGCCGACGCGAAGTTCGGTTTCCAATAAACGAGTAGCAACGAACATCAGAGCAGGAGGAACGATAAGCTTTTTAGGCTTAGCAGCGATCAACAGACCACGTTCGTCAGTCCAAGCAGCGATTTGAATAACAGCAGATTCCAAAGAAGTCTCGTTCAAATCAGCAGCGGTAGCTGGCGTATTGCTGTTAACACCACCATTAATCAAAGGATGTGCTGTCGAGAACAGAGCAACACCGTCACCGCCCGGGAAAGCGGCAGAGAAGCCGTTGTTCAGAACCGCAGCAGCTTTAACCTGCTTGGTATAAGCCATCGAACGGGCGAGAGCCTTTGTATAACGAGCCGACAAAGAGTCGTACAAGTTATCTTCAATTGCCTCTTCAGTCAGGGAGAAACCCTGAGCGATAGTTTCGTGGTTATAGCGAGCAGTCCAAGCTTCTTGCGCATTGTCGTAACGAATTGCACTACCTTCGTTCTTGACAGGTGCAGCAGTGAAACCTGAAAGTTTAGTTTCTTCTTCAAAAGAACGCTCAGAGGTTTCAGTTTCGTAAATCTCTTTGTGTTCTTCGCCGTAACGAGCATACTCCAAACCGAACAGTGCGTTCAGGCCGGGGAGCAGCTCTTTCAGTAGTTGTGCGCGTGAAATAGCCATTATTTAGCTCCTTATGCTACGTTGTAGTTATGTACGCCGAAGTTGATTTTCACCAAAACTTCAGGGGTTTGTACCAAGGCGACAGTACCAGCAACAGTCGCAGCCGAAGCCACAACAGTCAAGGTTGTACTACCGGTCGTAGTAACGGTTGTTGCTGCGCTGGTTACAGAACCAGTAAACTGCAATTGACCGTTAACCAAGTTGTATACGTCTGTGCCGATAGGGATTACCTGACCGACGGTCAGACCAGACACAACCAAGCTAGTTGTACCTGTGCCAGAAACGTATGTTGCCGATGTGCTGATTTGTGTATCTGGAACCAAGCCCAGAACACGGAAGCCAGCAGTAGATGCGGCAGCAGCAGAAGCTGCAACAACACCACCTGTACCGTTACCGGTCGAAGCAGAGCCAGCAGTAGTTGTACCAACCATGTTGGAACCAACCAGCAATGACGATGCCGAACCAATAACACCAGATGAAGCTGAAGTGGCTACAGCGCACTGAATAACGACATCAGGATCATCAGCAACGATTGCAGTGATATCACCAGCAGTTACGCCACCGGGATAATATTGTGACCACTGACGCTGTTTAGTCGTTGGGTTTGTGTAGTAGCAGCCCATAAACACACCAATAGTTTTATTAGTAGTGTTCAAAGGATACGTAATACGGTCAACGTAACCAGCGTTTAAATACACCATGTCGCCAAAGTAAATTGCATTAGTCGAGTTGTACTGGATCGGCAAATTGCGTGTCGAACCGGCGTACACCTGACCACCAATGAGATTTACTGGCTTGTACCCGTAGGGTTTATCTACAGTAGGATATGCCATAAATTACTCCGAAAAGTTAAGAATTACTTACCTTTGCCAAAGCTAACCTCAGTCTTCCGTTCATTAAACAGAGGCATGCGAGGGTCGTTCTGGCGCATCAAGTTATTGTCCACAGCCTCAATCTGGTTATCTGCTTGTTTCTGGTAGTAAGCATTACGCTGTTCCACAAGCTCAGATGGGGTCTTACATAACAACAACCCGCCGATTTCAATATTGTCTTTAAAACGACTATTTGGATCAGCTAACAGTTGAAATTTTGGTTGTTCGGTTAACGCAACAGGCTCCCACCCTTCCCGCAGTTTTGCGGAAATATTACGTGGATCGGCATTGTTTAACGTTGAGACACGAATCCATCTGTACTCATAACCGGGTTGCTTGTCGGGTTCAGGCAAAAGCTCAGGGGCTGACCACTGTTTTGGACGTTCCTGCACGGCACGAGTTTCTAATTCACGGGTAAGTTTGTTTTCAGCCATTTGTGGCCTCCATTTTCATCATTTCACGAACATATTGCTCAGGTGTTAACCCAAGCTTCTTGGCGATACTCAACTGCGACTGCTTAAGCAGGATTTTTTTAGAACCCGTACTACGAGTCGCAGGAGCTACGACCGTGCTCGATTTTTCTGTACGTCCAGCAGGTTTATTTCCCGCTTCAGACGTTCTATCTTGGAAGTAATCCGGAAAGCGACGACGCATTGTGTCATCTACTTTTGTCCAGTACTCGTCGGTGGACGTGTAGCTGGGGCCGTACTCCTTAACTAGCTTTTGGTGTAGCCCAAGTGCTAAGCTAGTCATTTCCTCATCCTTACCGAACCATGTGTTGCGCTCTTGCCACGCAGCAGCCCGTGGGTCAGGGCGAGGTACTTGGACTTCATTATTGTCTTTTACACTATATTCCTGCTCTTGTAAAGAGGGAACATACTCTCGGGCTTTTTGCAACTTATAGTTTGCATTAGTAATCTTCTCCTGCGCATCTATAAGCTTGTCGGTGTCCCCAGCATCATAAGCCTCCCTATAAGACCGCTTGGCATTGTCTAACTCCATTTCTGCCGCAGTTTTGTAGGTGTCGAGGTAGCTCTTTTCACCAGCAGTAAGCTTGCTCTTAAGAGATTTGTTTTCCTCCTGTATGCGTTGAGCGTACGCTAAGGCTTCACGTTGCTCCCGTAATGCTTGCTCTTTCTCACGGCGCTCGTCATGCCACACCTTCTTCATCTGCTTTAGGCGGGTTTTGACTTTCTCGGAGTAGTCCTCTAGCTCGTCTTGCTCAAGCTCTTGTACAAGTTCTTTAGGTAAAGGCTCTTTGCCCCTATCTTCAGGAGGGGTATCGTCTTCAATCTCGAACTCAATAGGCTCTTCTTGCCCTTTTGCTAATTGCTCTTTTTCCTGCTTTTCGTCAGGAAATTCGTATTCAACTTTTTCCATGTACTTCTCCTTATGCGCGGCTAATGCCACGTGGGTCTTGGACAACAGCGTCAACTGTGTCTTCGTTAATCATGCGGAATTCTTTTCCGTGAATCTTTAGACGCGAACCGCTATTAGAACGAAGCACAACAAAATCCCCCGGCTTACACCACGGGCCAGTTGGATATCGTGTCTTGTCTGTATAGCAATCGGGGCCTAATGCCACGACAAAAAATACCGTGCTAAGAACTTCTTCGTAGTGCACTGTAGTACCTGCTTTGACTAAGCCACTTTCGTACTTGTCGTCAACTTCAGGAAGGGCAACCAAAATTTTGTACCCAACAGGTGTAGGTAGTTGTTTGGCTTTATCTTCTACTGATTGTGGTACTTCGCCATGCTCAGTTGCGATTACTATGTCAGTCATCGTCGTTACGCTCCATTTGGTTTGCGAGATCAAGTATGTAACCTTCTGCGAGTGAGAGACCCCTGATCTCACCGCACATTGCGCGATATTCTGCGTAATCTTTTGCCGACCCTCCGCTAAGGGCGATAGCCACTTGCGCTTGTTTGTCGTTTATTTGAGACTTAATAATCTCTAATACTTTGTCCATCATTCACCTTTTGTCGGTTTATTTGGTTGTGGTTTGTTAGCTTGCTCACGTTGATACTGCATTTGGTCACGTTCTTTTGCAGTTTGTGCACCAATACGAATACCTTCTAGGCGCTGTTTAGCGTCCAATTCGGCTTTGTCTTTGGCTGTTTTAGCACCCAACTGTGCGCCAGCAATCTCTTTTTGCGAGGCGATGCGTTCTCTTTCAACTTCAATTTGCTTAACTTTAGTAACGGCATCCACTGAAAGTTTCTGCTTTTTAAGGTCAAGTTCACCCTGTTTGATTTCCAACTCTTTCTGTTGCATCTGTACAATCGGGTCTTGTGCCGCTTGTTGCGCTTGTTGTTGCGCCATTTCCGCTTGGTCTTTCTGTAGCAGTTTTTGTGCTGCCATTGCCATCATCTGAGAAATTTGAATCTCAATCTCTGGTGAAAGTTCCTCGTCCATCTTAGGCAGAGGTATACCCATCTGCTCTTCAATCTGTTTGCGGTACTCAAACGCTACGTGCTCGTTGATATGTGCCATTAACGCAGCTTGCATAACAGGGGCTTGTGGGTTCTGGCCCACCGCTTGTAACACTTTAGGGTCTTGCATCATCGACATATGAACTTGAATATGTGACTGATGGTCTTGGTAAATAAACGCTTTGACCGGCTTCAAGTTTAGTATTGCCATGTTCTCTTGAACTGGGTCTTTTGGCTTCTGATCTTCGGCGCTAGGTATCAACTTACCGATATTCTTAATACCCAGTACCTCTAGCATTTGCCGGTTAAGCTCCACTTGATCATAAATCTGTGGGTTAGCTTGCGCCATTTGTATAACCGCTTGGTACTGCACTACCTTTTGCGCCATCGTTGCAGCGTTAGGGTCTGATACAGGAATTACTTCTACGTTCTCGTAATCAGATTTTTTAGCGCGACGTGAACCTTCTTCTGGCTCGTACGAGTAGTCCTCTGGGGTATAGTTAGCGATAATAGATTTAAGAAGGCGGAACTCTTGCTTCATTGCGTAGTGAATACGCGCCTGAACGGCACTCATCACTTTAAGAGTTCTCTCCAACATAGCTAACGTCGTACCTACCGGTGCGTTAGCCGACATATCACTAATCTGCAAATCAGCAGCCGAAGCGAAGCGACGACCCTCATCCACAATCTTGTCCATCAACGCCATTAATACTTGGCTAGGTTCTTTGTATGGAAGTGGGAGGATGTTGTCTCGTATGGTGCCTGACGCTACATCAACGTCACGCCATTCACCCGGAGCTATCGGTGTATCGTCGCCCTTAGTGCGCATGCCTTTAGTCTTTAGACCGCCCGGCAAGTTAGACAGCGTACCTGCATCAACCAACTGACGAAGCAGCGATGTGCCACTCTTGGCATAAGCGCCAATCAAATGGATTAAACCAAAGTGATAGAAACCAAAGCCGGGGATGTAGCCGTAATGCACAAAGTGATTGCGCTTTTGTTTTAGTTTGTCGTCTGGCTCGTAGTTGCGGCGGATAGCTAAAACCTCTTGAGAAGTTTTATCGATAGTTACAATGTATGGTAATGCTATACCTGTCTCGTTATCGTCCTCGTCTACATCTTCAAAGCCTTCCAAGTCCAAATAGACTTGCATCTCTAACAGCTTGTAACGGTCGTCCGATGTTGCGCGGAACCCCATCTTCTCTGCGATTTTTTTCTCAACTTCATCAAGCACATTACTTGGCGCGGGTAGATCAATATCTCTGTAGAACCCAGCATTTTGTAGTCGTTTTATTTCGTTCTCAGTCTTGCGCATGACGTGTGTTACACGCTCTGCGGTCTCTAAATTAGACGCGCCATAAGGCACAACCACATCTTCCGCTGGTACAAATACAGCTACTTGACGGTCAAATGACGGATCAAAGTACACCTTTTTAAACGCATTACCGGATAAACCCAAGCCCCACAGCATGCGCTCATGCTCACCACGGTACTCCACCATCACATCAGTAAGCTGGTAGTTCATATCATTTTGTACGCGCTCAGCGGATGCTTTCTTTGCTGGCGTTTCTTTACCAATGATCTGTGTCTTAACTGGGCCAGCCGCAGGGAACGTCTCCATGATTGTTTCGCTCTGGAACTTAACAAGTGCCTCGGCTAACAGCGGGTGGTACACACCACAAGCACCTTCCCAAGGTTCCGCACGTTCTTCAAGCTTCATACCTAATAGTTCTAGGCCATCAACGTACGTCTGCATCCAATCTTTACGACTAGATATGTCTTCTTCATAGTCACTTATTAAGTCCCCAGCAATCATCGCTAGAACATCTTCAGGTATATCCTCTGCAAGATTGGCGCTAAAGTCATCTTCCTCTTCGCCTTTCTCTATATGCAAATCAAATCCCGGCGCGTGTATGTCAACCGCTTCTGGGTCTTCAATCTCAATCTCTATTGCCCCATCATCTAACGTCGGGTCGTTCATGTTAGATAAGCCCATCGGGGCTTGGTTTAGTGCTTTATCAATTGCCATAATTAGTCCTTAGTAATACACACGCTTACGCTTAAACTCTCTGATGTCTTCTGGCTCATCATTTACTGTCCTGATATAGCCGCCTCTTCTAAAGCGCATCATCGCCATAGACACGGAGTCCACATAGTCATCATGATCCCCACCGGGGAAGGATGCCACCTCATCAACCACTTCTTCCGCCCAGTGAGTGTTCGGTACCCACACACGTTTACTAGCAAATATGTCAGAAACAGCGTTCAATCTACTAATCTTATCGTTACCTTTTGACGGGGTGAAGTCTTGTACCGGTATCCCCATCGCTCGCATCTCATATATTAGGGGTGCACCAGATGCTTTCTTCTCGATAATGACCGAGTCTGGCTCCCATTCCTTGTATTCTTCAACTGCCTTGCGTTTTAGCGTCGGAAACTCCATCCTATCCCGAAACGCGTTCAACAATATGATATTAGCTTGCGTTATCCCCGCATCATCCGGCTGATAGAAGACACCCCACGTTGTACACGCCGAATAGTCAGCTCGTGTAGTCTTTTCAAACGCCGTATCCCAACTCTGTAGCACAAATTCACAGAACGGAGGCTCATCATGCTCCCATGTCTGCCACCACTCACGCTTTACTATAGCCGCAGACTCTGATGTAGGGTTCTGCTGGTACTGCGCCATCCATTTCTGGTTAGGCAACTCGGTGCGTAGGGCTGTTAATTCTTTAATATTCCAAAACTCAGGCCATAAGGGTCTGCCACTAGGCAATATCGCAGGAAATTCAATCACTTCCCACTCTTCCCCGCTACGTTGAGCCGCAGCTTTCAGTACCTGTCCGGTCAAGTCTTTCTTTGACCAGCGCGTCATAACAATGACGATAGCCCCACCCGGTTGCAGACGCTGACGCGGCCCTGACGTATACCATTCATACGTTTTGTCGTAAATCTCTGGGTTAATTTCAGCTAATGCAGCCTCTTGTTCACTATGCGGGTCATCAATAATCAGGATATCCGCACCTTTTCCGGTTACAGCACCCCCCACACCAATCGCAAAGTAGTCACCACCCTTACTTGTGTTCCATCGACCCGCTGCTTTACTATCAGATTGTAGTTCTACTGACGGAAAAATGTTCTTATACACGTCCAAATCGACTAAATTTCGCACTTTTCGACCAAAACCCACCGCTAATTCGGCTGTATGGGACGTTTGAATGACCTTTTTGTGCGGAAAATTACCTAAAAACCACGCTGGCAAGAGATAAGAAGCAAACTCAGACTTGGTATGACGAGGTGGCATATTGATAATAAGACGTTTGCAAGTTCCATTAGCTACCCTCTCGAACGCTTGAGCCATCTTGATGTGATGCGCCCCGTTAATAAAGTTAGGCCATACCTGTCTTACAAAATCCATGAAGTGAGCACGTGCTCTCTCCGCCCCCTTACGGGCATCTAGCTCTTCCAACAACTCCTGTGCGCGTATCTGAACTTCTTCAGGCAGGGTCGCTAGTAGCTTCGGATTCGTCTTCAGTGTCTGTAGTATCTCTGGAGTCATCAAAGGGTGGCTCAGCGCCAAGTTCTGCATCTAAATCAATGATCGGAGGTGGATCGTTTTGTACTACATCAGCATCGCCCATATACTTCTCTAGCAGCGTAGCTAACTCTGTTTCTAAATCTTCTGTTGGCTTCTGGCGTATTGTGATCTCCATCTGCTCGGAGAATAAGTTAACCCCACGGCGTTTGCCCAGCAACTCTAGCGCCTTCAAGCGCACACGAGCGTCCTCATCCATCGTCTCTTCTAGCAGACGATTAGTTACATAATTAGAAATGCGGCGGTTTGCCCCCAAGAACTCGTGGTCGTACTCTGTTAGCAACGACTCTAACTTAAGTATTGCACCGGGGCTTGTCTTGCTTACTTTGAATGGTTTGTCAGCAACGAGAAGTTCTCTAGCCTGTCGGCTGTCTTCTGGTGTGATCTCGATCTCGGCACCTGCATCCATTAATTCTTGTAGCGTGGCAACTGCGGCCTTAGCGCGTTCATGAAATTGTTCTACCTCCTCTGGCGTAATGTCAAAGGGTAGTGGGATGCCTATCTCAGGTGTGATGATTAGGGGCATAGCAAATTGTCATTTGTTCAGCGTTGCTGATTGGTTTGCCGTGTTGGATTTGCACCAACTTACCTTCCCTTGTCGGGCTGCGTGTCCTACCACACCGACGGCAAAAAAATATATACCCCCCACGGCAATATGATTTGAAAAGACAAGGGGGGCCTTTTCCTAGCGCGGAGTATACATAGCATTTTAGAAAATGCAAGGGGGAGGGGGCTTGTTGCTATTTTGGTATGTAGTTGTGAAGAGTTGGTGACGTAATGTGTAAAACACAGCGCAGCGGGGGGAGGGGAGACTCATAGCCATTCGGGGGGTGCCCCACGGGTGGGGTCGCGGCATGCCAGAAAGTTTAGGTACTACCTAAAGATAATAGTTGACATTTGCCAAGTAATCCTGTATCTTGTTACTTGTAGTACAGAGTAGTTAAATTAAACCTAATCAGGAGAATCAAAATGACAACTAAGTCAAAAGCCAAAGCAGTCGCAGTCGTTAACACAATCGTTGCCAAGCCAGAACATATCGCACTTGCCAAAAAAGCAGGTAACAGTGCGCTCACAATGTCAACTATGCGCGATGCAGTAAACGAAGCTTGCAAGGCCTTGCACGCAGCAAAGGCCACAGTCGGCGACGCACGCACTTGCAAAATCGCACAAGCTTTCTTGGTCGAGCGATTCACCGGCAAAAAACCAAGTGCGAGCACGAAAGCTTTCACGTTATCTTGTTTTCGTAAAGCAGTTGAAACCGGCAAAGATTATAACGAGAATGCTAGTAAAGCAAAGGCCAAGGCCAAGAAAGCAGCAACAAAGCAGGATGCGCCAAAAGACAGCGATGCAGTTGAAGCAAAACCTGCCGCACCAATAGTTGTTACTAAACCTGCCAAGGATGACGAGACGACAATTATCTTGGCGCTGCCGCGCAAAGCAAGTGCAAAAACGGCAGCAAAGCAAATGCGAGCTTTCGTTGAAAAAATGCGACAGTCAGAATCACTTGCTCCGCTTGCTGCTTACATCGTTGACGTACTTGATGAATTCGACGGCACTGCCGAGCAGTTCTAATCAGCACCACATCAAGCCCCGCTCCGGCGGGGTTTTTTTTCGCCCACTTCGTGGGAACTGGTGTCTGTAGTACGAGGGTGGGCGGGAAGGCTACGAAGTAGCCCAGCAACGGCACATAGTGTGAGAGAGTGAGAGAGACGGGGCGGCGGCGAGGCAGGGCAGAAACTGGTGTCGCGTGGTGGGAGAGGAAAAGCTTAGGTACTACCTAAACTTAATGTTATTGTTTCGGCAATTGTTCAGCATTGTTCAGTAATGTTCCGTCGAGCGGAACAATGCAATCGGGCGTGTTTCCTGTTCTAACCTATTGATTATATTAGATTATATTTATATTTATATATAAGATTTTGTATTGTTCCGTTTGTTCCGTCAAAATGGGTAATCAGGAATATTTTTCTTTTTTCGGGCACACGTGTAAACGAGTTTTTTCTGTGTGCCGGATTACTTAGCTCTTTTCGCAAACACGTCAAAATAGGCGGAACACGGAACAAAGGGCAAAACTGGTCTCAAAACCCGCGCCATTACTCGCTTTTCTGCATTTCACGCCCACAGAACAATACCGGAACAATAGGAACAATTGCCTAATACACAACAAGGGTACTTGACAAACGGAAAGAACTATGCCATAATGCAGTCTGTTGTTGAGAAATCGTAGCAAAACATTAGGTAGTACCTAAACTTGGAGGTGTTAAATGAAACGTGAATTCCGCAATGCATATAACGCATTACAAAAAATGGGTGTGCCGGTCTACGTACGTGATGACATGGACGGTCGTTTCCAGATCAGTGCAGAAGACCCAGAATCTTACAAGTGGGCGAACTCATATGAGTATCCATCTAATTGGGATTTCGGTGTCAATCCGAAAATTGACGAAGTGTTAAGCAAATACAATTTGCATAGTGAGTGGATCAATGCAGGTGAACTAGGCGTGTATCGCAACTAAACCAATGGCGGGGAAACCCGCCTAACATTAGGTAGTACCTAAACTTGGAGAACAGCATGACAACCAAAAAAACCTCGGGCTACATCATTTATCGTGGTGCATCGTTACTAGATGGCAAGCCCATTGTAGTTGTGGCAATAACAGGCAAGTCAGCAAACAGTAAGACGGGTGACATGGTGCAGACGTACATCATGGCGGACAATGGTCTAAGCCCAGTGGAATCCGCTCGCAACCTAGATGATGTATCTGTGTGTGGTGATTGCAAACATCGGCGTGGGCTAGGCGGTTCGTGCTACGTCAATCTAGGTCAGGGCGCTAGGTCAGTGATGGACGGCGTAATGCGCGGGATTTATGAATTGAGTGATGGGTATAACGTAACCACTGCGGTATTAGGACGCAAGGTCAGGCTCGGTACGTATGGCGATCCGGCGGCGGTTCCGGCTTTCGTATGGGAAGAACTAACGCGCTGTGCATCGGGTCATACTGGCTACACGCATCAATGGGCATCGGGCAAAGCGGATCACGTCAAACAGTGGTGCATGGCATCGGCTGACACGCATAAAGAAATGCGTCTGGCAAAACTAGACGGGTGGCGTACGTTTAGAGTACGTGGTGCAAATGACGGGCTAGAGTTTGGTCACGAGATGATTTGTCCTGCATCGGCGGAAGCTAACAAGCGTCTGACATGCGCTACCTGCATGGCATGCAGTGGTGGCATTGATAGCAAAAAGGCAAGCGTAACTATCATTGTGCATGGCTCACTCAAGAATCGATTTGCTGCATCGGTAGCAGCATAAACAAAGGGCGGGGAAACCCGCCTATTTAAAACTTAGGTAGTACCTAAACTTGGAGGTGTGAAATGAAAGTACGCGAACTAATAAAGCAATTAATTTGTGACAACCATGACTTGGATAAAGAAGTTTACGTATGGGTGGACGGCGAACGTCTGGAGATTGACTCAGTCGATGCTAACTTTAGCGATGATTGGTACGTAGATATAAACGTCAAAGCACAGTACGCCAACGTACTGGTCAATTCGGATGGTAAAGAAATTGGAGGTGTGAAATGAGTATGAGATCAATCGAAGCAATGCATAACCTATACGCTAACGTATTGGAGGAACTTATGAGCGCAGTAATTGACATCCCAACAATCAGAATCACGCCGATTGACAACCTGAACGGGAGCTATCGCACAGGTGGGTTGAAGGACATAACAAAGCGCCAGATCATGGAGGTGCTAGGGTTCGCGCCCAACGTGGACGATGACGAACTAAAAGTTGTTAACAGTTGGGCATTCAATGTGAATGGGCGTGAGGTGTGCGCTATCTGGGATTACAAGGGTAGTCATTTATATAACCGTTGGTCATGCTATGACCCCGCAGGTGTGCTACCTGCACTGTTTGATGCAGCCAACATTGACGATGGAGGGTGGTGAGATGAGCGATACATATAAAAACCGTTTCCAAGAGGCGTTTGTAAACGCAGTGGTAAGTCTGGGTGGTATACCCGAAGAAGCAGTGATTGCGTTTATGAATCCAGATGAGGACGGGGACGATGGATTTTGCAAAGGCAAGTATGGGGAGTATTACACAACCCTTGCCGATTGTTACAGCGTATGGCGCGAGGCTATCCAGTTTGAGCGCAATAGATGTTATTCAATTTGCGAACACGACATTGGAACCGAAGGCGATGGTCAGAATTGCGCAGATGCAATAGCGAAACAACAAATGGAGATGGAACCATGAACACAATAGACGATAGCAACCTAGCCCAGTGCGACTACTGCAAACTTGTTATTGATTGGGATGATGTGCCACATGTGAATGACACGTGGTGTTCGGACGGGACAATAACCTGCTGTCCTGAGTGCAACCAAGGTGAGAGCTTTACTAACTATAAGGGGGTGTGAGATGGAACAATTACCAGATGAGATAACTATTTCTTGGCACTTCACAGATGTGCAGGAGGTTGACGACACATTAACGAATGATGAGGCGCGGAAGGTATTAAAGTTGCTGAAGGACTTCCACGACTCAACCGTTGGCATCAACTGGGACACAATCCAAGCAACAATTGATTACTTTAAATCTATATAGGGGGATTGACACTGTATAAGTCTTATCCTATAATATGTTCTGGTGTGGCGTTTGAGCCACACTTTGCAGAGTAACTATAAACCTTAAGTACTACCTAAACTTGGAGAACAATCATGGCACAAGTCAGCACAGCAAGACGCGTCTCATTAGACGAACTAGTAACAGCAGTATCAGTAGTGGGTCACAAGCGCACCATCATTGCGAGGGGCGAGCCTGGCATCGGTAAGTCGTGGTCTATTAAGGCACTGGCTTCAAAGTTTCCTAAGCACAAGGCCATCATCGTGGATTGTACGCGCATGCTAGATCAGGGTGACTTCTGGGCTACGTATCTGGAAGACAAGCCCAACGGCGAGAAGGTGGCGCGTCAAGCGATCCTAGATATGTTTGACTTCGATGTGTCCGAGCCACTGCTACTGCAACTAGATGAATTGGGTAAGGCAACCAAGGCGGCGTTGAATGTACTGCTAACCGTAATCTTTGACCGCCGTATGGGTAACCGCCATCTGCACCCTGACTCTATTGTGTACGCAACAACTAACCTGACCTCGGATGGCGTGGGTGACTTTATACCTGCACATGCACGTAGTCGTGCGATGTACCTAGAGATTCAGAAACCTCCGACCGGCATCAATCCGGTGACAGGCGAGGTGGAGAAGGGTTCATTCGGTGAGTTTATGTTGAAGAACAACTTCGATGCGGCGTTGATTGCATGGGTGGCGCGTAACCCGCAGTGTATGGACAGCTATCGTGATTGCCCGAACGACAAAGATTGGAACAACCCGTATGCGTATCACCCAACCAAGGGCGCGGAGTCGTATGTTTGCCCACGTAGTGTGCATGCCTGTGATGACGTATTGAAAGAGCGCGATGTGCTGGGTAGCAAGTTAACTATGAGCTTGTTGTCAGGTGCGGCGGGTGAGTCGTTTGCTCGAGACTTCTCTGCGTTCTTAATGATCAAGGATAAGTTGCCGTCCGTTGCAGCGGTTATTAATAGTCCAGATAGTGCAGATATGCCCGTTGAAGGTGACGCTGTGGCGTATTGCGTGATGGTGCAGCAGTTGGTGCAGCACTTGAACAAGGACACTATTGAGCCGTTCGTTAAGTATGTAAAGCGTATGGGCAATGAGTGGCAAGCAATGTTCGGGCGTAGTGTTATCGCAGCCGATGATGTTAAGCGTGACGTGGGCGTGAAGTCTGAGTCATTCCGCAAGTGGGCAATGGACAATCAGTGGATGTTCTAAGGGGGATATATGGACAACAGATTTTCAGCAGCGCAAAAGCTAACACGCGCAACAGTATGGTTGATGGGGGACGCACGTGCCTGTGCCCTCTCTGGGATTATGGCGATGGGTAAGATTGAGATAACCGACAGGGTTCCCACTGCTGCAACTAACGGGCGTGACGAGTTCTATAACGGTGAGTTCATTGCGTCATTGCCTGAGCCAGAGGTGCGCTTCCTTAAGTTGCATGAGGTGTTCCACAAGGCTAAGCGTGACATGGTCGTATGGAAACATCTCTGGGAGAAGAATCCCAAGCTTGCCAACATGGCGGCTGACTACGTGGACAACCTGATGATCAATGATTTAGGGTTCACTAGTAGCGAGGTCAAGATGCCTGAGTGTGGGCTATTGGATAGACGTTTCAGAGGGATGAGCACAGGCGAGGTGTTCGCCATACTTGAACAGGAGAACAAAGATGAACCGAAACATGGTTATGGACAAGCAGGGCAGGGCGCGGACGGCGCGGGTACTGGACAGGAAAGCCTCGATCACCATGATTGGGAAGGTGCGAGCACCCTTTCGGACGAGGAACAAGGACAGCTCGCAGAGGAAATCGATCAAGCGTTAAGGCAGGGCAAGATGTATGCAGAACGTCTCGGGGGTAAGTTACCTCAAGCGTTTGAAGAGATGCTTGCACCCGTAGTCAACTGGAAGGATGAGTTGCAGGATCATGTGACTTCGTTGTGCAGTGGGTCAGATACACCGTCATTCCGTAAGCGCAACCGCCGCCGCATGGAGTCGGAGATTATCTACCCAAGCATGATCACTGAGCGACTAGGTAGGTTGGTTGTAGGTATAGATACATCAGGTTCTATATTCGGTGGCGATGTGTTGTCAAGCTTCATGGCGGCACTGCATAACTTGTGTGAGGTTGTGCGTCCAGAGGTTGTGGACGTCCTGTATTGGGACTGCGATGTAGCTGGGCATGAGGTGTATGACGAGAACTCATACGCAGGGTTGTTGACCTTGGCTCACCCAGAGGGTGGCGGTGGGACTGACCCGCAGTGTGTAGTGAACTACATGCAGAAGAAACACATACGCCCTGATGCTGTCGTGATGTTGACTGATGGTGAGGTGGCTTCATGGGGTAAGGGTTGGACTGCACCTACCCTGTGGTGCATCACTGACAAGCGCATCAAGTCGGACGTAGGTCGGTCAGTACACATTGAAGTCTAAACATAATTAGGTAGTACCTAAACTTGGAGAAACAAAATGGCTATTCAAAATTCAGCAATACTCGTTGACTTAAACATCAGCACATGGACTGCACGTAAGCTAGACAAGAACGTATCGAGCGAGATCGATGTCGCTAAGGGTACGAAGGCTAAGGGCGGCAACTACCACAAACATCTATTGGCAGGTAGCGACAAGCTTGATGCAGTACAGAAGATCGTGTCGGCTGCGCGTGTGTGGCACTACGAGCAGACGTTGCCTTGGTCAGATGGTGGCTCACGCCTGTTACCTATGAAGAACTTCTTCGACTACAAGAAGACGCTATCCACATTCGAGCAGCACTACTGGACGGCGGTCGATGAGCTTGAGAAGGAATACCCTACGTTGGTGACTGCTGCTGCGTTTCAGTTGGGTGCATTGTTCAATCGCAATGACTATCCAGATGTGGGTACGATCAAGGGTAAGTTTCGTTTCAACTATGTGTTCATGCCTGTACCAACGGCGGGTGACTTTCGTATACAAGCAACGGACGAGGCTCTCGCCGAACTGCAAGCGCAAGCTGATACGCATGTGAACAATCGTTTGAATGACGCGATGAAAGATATATGGACACGTCTGCATGAGTGCCTGACTCACATGTCAACTAAGTTAGCTGACTTACCTACACCTCGCGTATTGAAGGATGGCACAGAGATGTATGCACAAGTGTTTCGTGATTCGTTGGTGAACAATGCTATCGAGTTGTGTGGTCTGTTGACTAAGCTTAACGTAACGGATGACCCAAGCTTGGAGCAAGCTAGACGCAAACTGGAGGGCGCTATGTTCGGCGTTACTGCGGATGACCTGCGCGAAGATGACCACGTGCGCTCTACGCTCAAGTCGGAAGTAGACAGCATACTTAAAACGTTCTCATTTTAATTGGAGGCATTATGAATATCGAACAAGTACACCCAACACTACGCCCTTTAGTTAATGCGTTCCTGTTGAAGAGCAAGTACCCATTTGAATTGGGGCCGATAGGACGTTATGTTGAGTACTGCCCTCCTGATGGTAGCCCAGCAGAAATGTACCACTTAGGTATTAAGTTTTTTGACCCTAACTTTTTAGATGAGGAGGCTGGCTGGATAACTCTCAAATGCGGTAAAGATGGGCGTGATGTGTTCGGCGTAAAGGGTAGAGAAGAGGTATCCCCACGCCGTAAGAACTATAACGACAAGTTTAGTAAGGAGACTAAGCACGGGGCAAACGCGCTGAAGTTAATGTTGAAGATGGTCAAGCCTTATTCTATTGCGGAGATTGCAGGGCGTAAGGCTAAAGCTGTACACCAACATCTTCGTGAATGGCAGTCTGAGCTTCATGAGAAAGTAGCGGAACCAATACGTGAGCTTGGGCATGCGCACAGGGCGGTGATTGCAGAGATGCAAAACTTGAAAGCATTGGGCGTACAGTTAATTACACCGGAGTTTAGAAAAGTTATGGAGCAATCGCTTACTTACAACGAAGAGCATCAGTACCGCTATAACGCAAAAGTGAGTAAAGCTTTTGTTAGTTACAGGAAGGACGGCATTCATGTGCACAACTCTGACTTATCGCCGCATATACCGAACGCTGTCTATCCAAACTTTGATGCGTTGCCAGAAGATATACGAGGTAAGTTGGCATTCCTAAAGATGTTGAAGGATAACGAGAGTATTCCCGAGGTAGGTGTACGCCTAGATGCCAATACTTTCTGGGTATTAAATATGCCGGCACGTGTTGCCGGAGGGAATGTATAATGAATATTGCTGATGGGGAAGAAGGCGATGCGTATTTTATTTCAGTGCGGGTAGAGAAGACCCTCAATGAGGGAAGCGTGTACACATATGGGGGAGCAGCGGAGTGGCTGTTCCGTCCCCCGTACTCAAGAGAATTAGCGGAGCAAGCGGTTAGAGAAAAGTTGGCGTTACTAGTACTCGCCCCAGTAGGTTTATCTGTTAAAGGTATAGGGCGTAAGTTGGGTTCGTATCCAGAGGTGTACTACGTACGTATGTTTGCAGAGGACTTAGAAAAGATAAAGGAGGAGCAAGATGATTTGCGACTGCGGGGGTGAGACAAAAGTCATGCAGACCATGCCCGTCAAGGATGTTATTAAACGTAGGCGTAAGTGCATGGAGTGTAAGAAGTTGATACATACATTAGAGGTGCGAGCTACCTTAGATGATCTTGCAGAGGCTACACCGCCTCCACCTCCACCACCAAAACCTGTGGCACAACCTATGGCAAGAGTAGCAAAGATAGTTAACAAGAAGAGGGTAGACGCTAGGCGTAGCAATGAGGATCGCAAAGAAAGAGTGCCTAGTTATTTCATAGAGGAAGACGACGGCTATGCCGATTGGGGGGACTATGTTAAGAGACGGGAAGTTTATTAAAGAAGAGCCGCCAGAGATTGGTAAGCTTTTTATACCTGAGCACAAGTGGGAAAAGTTCACGCCAGAAGAAAGGTTTGTACAAGACCTCTTGTTGGATAGCAGCAAAAACAAAACGTTCATCGCTAAATTATTTGACGCACTCGCACGTGCATAAACATCTTGGAGAATCATCATGCCTAACATAGCAGTCAGCGAATCAGACACGCTTAGTCCTAGAGAAGTAAAGAAGCGGCGCGAAACAGCGATGGTTCCATTCACTGTATCAAAAGAAAAGTTTAGCAACTGGTTTCAAGAAACGGTCAAGCGCGACATTGATTGGACTAACCCGATGATCGGGCATATGTTTCAGTCGTGGGTTGCAGGGCATGGGGCAAAAGAATGGGTTACTGATGAAGAACTTGCAGCAAGAGCAGCAAAACACGCAAAGGCATTAGCAACAAAAGCAAGAAACGACGCGTTAAGAGCAGCAGCAGAACTTAAAGGAGAAAGATAATGCTACCAAAAGAGTATCAACAAATGATTTCCATCGCCGCTGAGTCAGGTGAGATAGGTAGGATCGATAACACTATTGAGTTAGTGAAACGATTAGCGCCACAGTATTTTTTTAAGGTTGATAAAGATGGTAGGGATGATGACCCTACATTGATAAACCGAGTTTTCTACCATCGTCCGTTTAGTTTTAGTTGGTCGGGTACTTACATAACCGATAAAAAAATTCCAAGGAATGACTATGAGTATTGAAACCTTCAACTACAAAATAATATTTGTTTGGATTAATGCTGTATGGGCTAAGTCACTAGCCGCCGTAATACTGTTCTTTGTTGGGCTAAGCATAGGTCAAGTGCAAACAGAGAGCAGAGTGGTCGGTGACTGCAAATACGCAGGGGCGTTTCGTGTTGATCATCAGGCATTTGTTTGTCAGAGGAGAATTTGATGGATGAAGTATTTGAGTTTATAAAAAGATACGCGACATCAAAATCTTTAGGCATAGTCGCGGTTTTATCTGAAGATGTTGGAGGACTTACTTACGTAGCGCGTTGGATAAAAACTGATTCGTTAGAAGATATACCTGAAGGTTCGTCTTGGGCAGATATAACAAAGGAGAAGAACGATGAAAGCATTTCCAAATAACAGAAGCGAAGGTATGGAGTTGCGTGATTACTTTGCGGCTAAGGCTATGCAGGTTCTTTTGGCTGAGAAAGATGACGCGGGTACAGTTTTATGGGAGCCAACGGGGGCGGCTGAATATTCTTACGAGGTAGCAGACGCAATGATGGAAGTACGAAAGGAGTCATTACGCAACTTAAACAAAGAAGCTGAGAAGAATGGGGAGAAGTTATGACTGACTACGACATACACAGTTGCAGTTACTACTGCAATAGACCTGCTTGCATTGAAGCGCAGCGTAATGAACTGCGTGACAAGTTGTTTTCAGATCAAGCGGTAAAGACGTATTCAATGGCTGACGAAGATTGGCGCGACATATGGGAGCAGTTTGATGAACATTCTTTTGACATAGATGAAGAGTTTCAAAAAGAAATGGTCGCGAAGCACGGCGAGGGGTACTACTACATAAGCCCTGATGAGGATTGGAAAAGACAAAAAGCCTTAATTCAAAACCTTATCGAAGCCAAGCTGAAAGAAAAGAATGCCTAAGAAGAAGGTCGATTTCGATTGGGAAGCGGTCATCAACGGCAACCGCATAGGTGTGCACCAAGTAATTGAAAGTATTAAGAAGGGCGAGGTGGACGAGCAGGAGCTAGAGAAGCTACAAAACTTCGTTCAGTTTGCTTTAGCGTTGATGCAACTATCCGGCCCGACTAAGTGGGCACAAGCAAAACTAAATGCAGAGTTGATGAACTATTTAACAATCCCCACGTCCGAAAGGAGTATACAAATTTCGGACAACCAAGCAGCAGAATCCTCACAACCGTAAGGAGAAGAACTATGACCGAGCCAATGAAGATTAGAACTGAGCACGAGTGCATTATTGAGAACGACCTCATTAAGATTAAAGATTTGGAAACGTTTGATGTAGATATCATGGTATCTATGCTTGACTCATTAATGACCCGCAAGATGGCTAAGTGCACCATAAGCGATACAAAGTTTTTTGTGGATGTGGTTACTGGAACGCTGTACAACCCCAAGACAGGCAAGTGCAGCTCACCGCACGTTTGGATAACGAAGGTACATAAGAAGGTGAAAAATGGAAACGTTTGAAGTTATTACTGTACTAGGGGGCTTGCTGATGGGGATTGGGCTAACCATTGGAAGCGTTGGGATTGCGTTTTATTTTTGGAGTAGAAAATGAGTAGAGATTTATCAACAGCAGAAACCAAACTATTTGTGTATCTGAAAAAGAAGTTTGGGTTAGAGAACAGCCAAGCGTTGGCAGACTTCCTTGGAGTCAGTCCCACTACGTTAAGTAAGATTCGGCATGGCGCTAAGCCGTACACCGCTGAGTTTATTTTAATTGTCTACGACAAGACGGGTATGTCCATCGAAGAGATTCGTAAGATGACAAAGGGTTGATATGGCTAACACTCCTGAAAAGAAAGTTAAGGATAAGGTTCGTAAAGTATTAGCTGGTGTTAAGGCATATGTGGTTACCCCTGCTACTCATGGGTACGGTGTGTCCGGTGTGCCAGACATATTGGTGTGCTATCACGGCAGGTTCTTAGCTATCGAATGCAAGGCAGGGAACAACCATCCTACAGCGTTACAGATACGGAATCTATCTCAGATTGCTTCTACAGGAGGCTATACCCTTGTCGTTAATGAAGACAACATAGACGATGTTGAGGATGTGCTGGCGCGTATAGATAGAGACCAAGGGTATGCCAAAGGCTAAGAACGTCAACACGCTAAACAGTCGCAAACTGGATATGGTGGACATACTGAAGAAGAGCTATGCGTTGTCAGTGCCAGACTTGTGCAAGCGTATGAAGTTAAGCCCACGCAGCATCAGAAGATATTTACAGGAGTTGGCGAAAGACAGGAAGGTATACAAGCATTACGTATTACCTAAACGCGGGGCAAAGAAACCAATTTACTACTACTCATTATCGAGGCGAACATGAACGCTATAGAGGCACTCATACAAAGAATGGATCAGGCACCAGAGGAGTTTGCAGAGGACGGATCGTGGAAGCATACTAGGTGGGCAGATATAACGGACATCATGGTCGCTGAATCTCAGATGACCCCACGGGTGTTCACTCAAGAAGAAAATGTCGCGTACATGAGCAAGTTAGGGGCTATAGTCCGCAAGCAGCTAGAAGAACATATATGTATAGAGATACTAAATCCGTTGCGCTCTAATGAAAAGGCACCGCAGCAGATGAATTTATTTCCAGCGCAGACTGCGTACCCGCCGGGTGGGGGTGGTAGTGGGCAGGTTAAGTTTTCGACTGTAGATAACTCTGCACTACGCGCAATGGTGGGCGAACAAATACAGCAGCAGAAAGATTTGCAAAACCATGTAGCACTACACAAAGATTTATTGAAGCAACAAAAAGAACGTGATGGAGTTGTGCGAAGAATGCAGAACGCACTAAAAGATTTAGTAAAGCAAACACCATGAAAATAATCACAGTCGATTTTGAAACTTACTACGGTAAGACACTTGGATTCAAAACACATACAACCGAAGAGTACGTGCGTCACCCAGACTTTGAGGTGATAGGCGTAGGGATAAAGGAAGGTACAAATGAAACCGAATGGTTTAGCGGGGATCACGCTGCGTTACAGGCGCACTTTAAAAAATATGATTGGGAAGGAGCATTCGTCCTCGCACACAACACCGCGTTTGATGGGGCAATACTCTCATGGCTTTTCGGGGTTACGCCGAAAGGTTGGTTGGATACTCTATCGATGGCACGTGCTATTCATGGAGTGGACGCGGGAGGTAGCCTTGCGGTGTTGGCTACTCGCTATGCGATTGGCAAGAAGGGTGAAGAAGTAGTCGCTGCGCTTGATAAGCGTAGGAAAGACTTTAGCCCAGAAGACTTAGCTAGGTACGGTGAGTATTGTAAGAACGACGTAGAGCTATGCTACGAGTTGTTTACTATTTTTATGCAGAGCTTTCCTGTAGCAGAACTAAAGGTTATAGACACTACGCTAAAGATGTTTGTAGAACCGATCCTTCAGTTGGATTTACCGTTGTTGGAGCAGCACCTAGAAGATGTTAAGGAGCGTAAGGAGAAGTTGCTAGAAGCCGCTGCCGCTCATATAGATGACTTGATGTCGAATGATAAGTTCGCTGCGTTACTGCAACAGCTAGGTGTAGACCCGCCTAAGAAGACTAGCGCCCGTACGGGTAAAGAAGCGTGGGCGTTTGCTAAGACTGACGAAGAGTTTAAAGCTTTAGCAGAGCACCCTGATCCAAGGGTACAAGCACTGGTCTCAGCTAGGTTAGGGAACAAAACCACGCTTGAAGAAACGCGAACGCAGCGGTTCATTGATATAGCTAAACGTGGAGCCATGCCGGTACCGTTGAAGTACTACGCCGCACATACTGGGCGTTGGGGTGGGGATGACAAGATCAACCTACAGAACTTACCAAGCCGTGGACAGAATGCGGGTAAGTTAAAGAAAGCGATACGTGCCCCCAAGGGTTACGTGATTATTGATGCTGACTCTGCACAGATCGAAGCGCGGACTCTGGCGTGGCTGGCTGAACAAGATGACTTAGTGGAGGCGTTTGCAAATGGGGAAGATGTCTATAAAAAGATGGCCGCTGCCATTTATTCCAAAGCGGAGAATGACATTACTAAAGAAGAGAGGTTTGTCGGAAAAACTACTATCCTTGGTTCCGGCTATGGCATGGGTGCACAGAAGTTTCAGGATCAGCTCAAGACGTTCGGTACGGAAATACCACTTGGGGAAGCCCAACGAATTGTTTCGGTTTACCGCGAGACGTACCCAGCTATTCCGGCGTTATGGTCGGCTTCGAGCAAGGCGTTAGACCGTATCTTTGAGAACAAGCCGTATGCTCTGGGCAGGGTGGGAGCTATCATGGTAGATACCACTAACTTCGGATTCATACTACCGAACGGATTGCATTTACGGTATGATGGATTTGCTAAGATAAAGCAAGACAGTAGGGATCAGTACGTCTACAAGACTCGTCGTGGGGTGGTTAAGATATACGGCGGGAAGGTGGTGGAAAATCTTTGTCAGGCTTTAGCAAGGTGCGTCATAGCGGAACAGATGTTGAAGATCGGTAAGCGATACAAAGTCGTACTTACTGTGCATGATGCCGTGGCCTGTATTGCCAAGAAGGAAGAAGCTGAAGAAGCACGAGCGTATGTGGAAACATGTATGCGGTGGACTCCGGCATGGGCAGAGGGCTTACCATTGAACTGCGAATCAGGAATGGCGGAGAGTTACGGTGACTGTTAAATACACATGGTCTTACAGCGGTATCAATTTGTTCAAGCAGTGCCCCCAGAAATACTATCGGCTGAAGATAGTAAAGGACGTTGTGGAACCCCCGCAGGAGCACTTGTTATACGGCACTGCGGTACACCTAGCCGCTGAAGAATATGTGAGGGACGGCACCCCCATCCCAGCCAAGTACGGGTTTATTCAGGAGCAGTTGGATAAGCTGGTAGCAATAGAAGGCACTAAGTATTGCGAGTATGAGATGGGGTTGACCCGTGAGTTTGAGCCGTGTGGGTTTAATGATAAAGAAGCGTGGTGGCGTGGCATTGCAGACTTGATTATTATTAATGGGGACAGAGCATACCTTGTTGATTATAAAACAAGCAAGTCCGCAAAGTACGCGGATACTGGGCAGCTTCAGTTACTTTCGTTAGCATTATTTAAACACTTCCCCGAGGTTAAGAAGGTCAAGGCGGGGCTGTTGTTTATGGTGTCTAAGGAGTTTGTTAAGGCAGAGTATTCGGTCGAAGACACAAAAGGGTGGATACCGTGGTTGCAAGCGACACACAGATTAGAAACTGCTATGATTACCAATGTGTGGAACCCAAACCCAAACTTTACTTGCAAAAACTATTGCCCTGTTTTGGATTGTCTACACAACGGTAAAAACGCATAACGCGGGGAATTACTATGCCCTATACGAAAAGTCCTAGACCATACAAGCACGAATACGAGATGGAAAAGAAGCGTAAGGAACATCCTGACCGGATGGAACGCCAACGTGCTCGCCGTGGTTTGGACAAGAAGGGTGTAGATAAGAATGGTAATGGCAAGGCTGATATGCGTGAAGGTAAAGATGTTGCTCACGTAAAAGCGTTGTCGAAAGGTGGTAGTAACAAGAACGGTGTGCGCGTAGAAAGCGCATCAAAGAATCGTTCGTTTAAACGCAGTTCTTCTGGCGCATTAATTTCGGAGACAAGTAAGCGCGAAAAGAAGAAGTAACACGCATGACCATTGCTGGACGTGAAAACGTAAAGCGGACTAACCCAGAAGCGGGAAGCCACAGAACACTAGGTCGCTGTGGTAGCAAGACGGGGAAAGTGCAGTGGTCAGCCGTGTTGGGAAAGCGGATGCTGGCTTCGCATATCGCGTGGCGTGATCGGGCAAAAGCTGGTTGCAAACAGACGTAGCGAGTACCAACAACCTTTTGGTTAAAGTGAAAACATCACTTTAGCCTGTTTTGCCTTGGGGAAAAAATTGAGAATCATAGAAGATAAGGCTTTGCTACTGAAAGTACGCGAGCCAAAACGCATCACAGAAGTTATACCTAAAAGCAAGATATTGGATTCTGGAGAAGTGCTAGTCAAATGGGGGCTAGAAGAAGCGCAGGTGTTAAAGAACCTTCGCATTAAAAACGTGCCGTCCCCTATCGTTGCGCACTACAACTGGCCCGGATTGTACAAACCGTTTGACCATCAAAAAGAAACCGCTGCATTCCTGACGCTTAATAGACGAGCGTTCTGCTTTAACGAGCAAGGCACAGGCAAGACGGGTAGCGTTATATGGGCAGCGGATTACCTGATGAAGCTAGGGATAATTAAACGTGTGCTTATTCTATGTCCGCTATCCATCATGCAGTCAGCGTGGCAAAACGATTTATTTAAATTCGCACTACATCGCACCTGTGCCGTAGCCCATAGCCATTCAAGAGACAAACGTATAAGTGCTGTGCAGAGTGATGCTGAGTTCGTTATATGCAACTACGATGGGCTGGGCATCATTAGAGACGCAGTAGAGCAAGAAGAGTTTGACCTTGTTGTTATTGATGAAGCTAACGCATACAAAACTGTTTCTACAAAACGTTGGAAGATATTGAACTCCGTAATTAAACCAAGCACGTGGGTATGGATGTTGACAGGTACACCTGCATCGCAGTCACCTACAGATGCGTATGGCTTAGCTCGCATAGTGAACCCATCGGGAGTACCTAAGTTCTTCGGGTCGTTCCGCGACATGGTAATGCAGAAGATTACAACGTTTAAGTGGGTTCCTAAACCAAACTCTGAAGACACGGTGCATAAGGCACTACAACCAGCAATACGTTTTACCAAGAAGGAATGCTTAGACCTACCCGACATAACGTACGTCACAAGACAGATTCCGCTTACCCAACAGCAAAACAAGTATTACGAAATGTTGCGCAAACATATGGTGGCAGTAGCAGCAGGGGAAGAGATCACGACAGTGAACGCAGCGGCAAACTTAAATAAACTACTACAGCTTTCATGTGGCGCGGTCTACTCGGATAGTGGAGAGACGATTGCATTTGATGCATCTAACCGCATGGAAGCGTTGAAAGAAGTTATTGATGAAGCAAGCCATAAGGTTATTGTGTTCGTGCCCTACACACATAGCATCCACATAATCAACGAAGAGCTAAAAAAATCTGGTTACTCTTGTGCAATCATTAACGGAGAAGTATCAGCAGGGAAGCGCACGGATATATTTAATAAATTCCAAACAGAAGAAAACCCACGCGTGTTGATAATCCAACCACAAGCAGCATCGCATGGAGTAACGCTAACTGCTGCAAACGTAGTAGTCTACTGGTCGCCTGTGATGTCGGTAGAAACGTATCTACAATGTAACGCCCGTCCGCATCGCGCAGGGCAACACAACCCCGTCACCATCGTGCACTTGCAAGGGTCACCTGTAGAGAAGCGTATGTACGCAATGTTGGAAGCGAAGATTGATATTCATTCACGCGTTATAGATTTATATAAAAATTTATTAGAAGAAGATTGACAGTGTATAATTATAGGTATAGAGTGAAGTTGTTGTACTACTTGGAGAAATTAAAATGGAAGAAACAAAAGCAATACCAACTGACAAGTTGGTGAAGACGTATATTAAGATACGTGACGCACGTAAAGAAATGGCTGACAAGTATGAGCGAGAAGATAACGAGCTTAAAGAGGCGCTAGAGTCTATTGAGCAAGAACTTCTTGAGGCATGCAAATTAATCGGTGCTGATAGTATACGCACCCCATACGGTACTTTGACCCGTTCAGTTAAGAAGCGGTACTGGACGAATGATTGGTTTTCGTTTCATGAGTTTGTGAAAGAGCACGAGGCATACGGAGCTATGAATCTACTGGAGAAGCGCATTGCGCAAACTAGTATGGCTACGTTCCTCGAAGATAACCCCGACTTGCATCCCCCGGGGCTTAATGTTGACAGCCGCTACACGGTTGTCGTTCGTCGTAAATAAGGAGAAGTAAATGAGTGAAATAACTTTGCTAAGTAAGAACCTTCCAGCACACTTACGTGCTATGGAACTTGATGCTACAACTAAAGCTCTTATGGGTGGCGGTGGTGGTGATTCCAAGCGTATCTCTATTGAGGGCGGCGTGTGGAAGATGATGGTCAACGGGAAAGAAGTTGCAAAGAACGAAGACCGCACAATGAATGTTGTGATCGTTGCCGCTGCTCCGAAGAAGTCACGTACGTTTTATGGTACGACGTATAAGAAAGGCGTAGTAACTCCTCCTGACTGCTGGTCGGCTGATAGTGAAATACCTGATGCTAAAGCAAAGAACCCACAGGCGAAGAAGTGCGCTGACTGCCCACAGAACATCAAAGGTTCAGGCCAAGGTGATTCACGTGCATGTCGCTTCTCGCAGCGTTTGGCTGTCGTGTTAGAGAACGATATCAATGGAGATGTTTATCAGTTGACTCTACCGTCTACATCTATCTGGGGTGACGGCGCTAGTGGCAAATGGCCTCTGACAACATACGCCAAAATGGTTGCAGGTAAAGGCATTCCTATTTCATCAGTCGTTACTGAAATGCGTTTCGATACTGATAGTGCTACACCTAAGATTACATTCAAGGCCGTTCGCTATCTGGAGACTGAAGAGTTTGAACAAGCTCTTGAGCAAGGTAAGACCGATGCTGCAACTCGCGCTATCACTATGACAGTCGCTCAAGTTGATGGTGTGAAGGACACAGTAGTAGAAGAAGCCGATGAAGAGGAAGCCGCTCCCGTAGCAGCCGAGCCTGTTAAACGCGCAAGCAAGAAAGACGAAGCACCTGCCGCTAAGAAGGATGTAAGTAAAATCTTAGAAGAGTGGGACAATGAGTAATGGCTACTCATTTCGATTTGCTAAGACTGTAAATTCTGCTGACACATCAAAACTAGGCGTAGTACTTGGCAACCTTTGCATAGAAAAAGATATACCGGCTATTGACGTAGCGGAGTATTTTGGCGTTACCCGCGCCACTATCTACAATTGGTTTAAGGGCGTTACAAACGTTCCTGCATCACACCAAGAAGCGGTAGCAAAGGTTGTTAAGGACTTGTTGAAGCGGAAGTCTTAGTACGTACGGGTTAAGGAGGCTAGGGAGCGCACCCGAAAAGGGTAGTTCGCCGTCACTATCCCTGCCTACCTTATTTTAAAAAGACGGTGAATCACGAGGCGGCTATGCTATCGAGGACGGACTTTCTTTCTCTAGTTTTACCTCCCACAGGAAACTACTGTGTGATGGGACTGAAGAAAGACAAAACACCAAAACAAATATTCGTACCCTCAGTTGAAGAAATAGACAGTTATGCAGACGCGCTTACCCACAGAGGGTTTGACGCATACTTTGCTTTAGCTTCTTTTACAGACGAATCAGGGCGTACCAACGCCAATGCTGACCAGCTAAATTCGTTCTTTCTTGATCTGGATTGTGGGATAGGTAAACCGTATGCTGATCAAAGCGAGGGAATCGCTGCGCTCAAAGCATTCGTTAAGACTACTGGGCTACCTAAGCCTACGGTCGTGGTTAACTCTGGGCGTGGTGTACACGTGTACTGGGTGGTGGAGCAACCACTACCTAAAGCGGAATGGAAGTCGATGGCTGAAGGGTTTAAGGCACTGTGCACTGCACAGAACCTGCATGCTGACCCAGCAGTAACCGCTGACGTTGCGCGTATCTTGCGTATACCGGACACACTGAACTTTAAAGACATTGAGAACCCGCAGCCCGTTAAGATATTGATGCAAGGGTCGCGTGTCAGCGTTGAAGCCATACGTGAGAAGTTAGTTTCAGATGATCTTTTTATAGCAGGTGAACCGCCGTTTAGAAGATCAATAGACCCTACGACATTAGCGTTGATGGGGAACTATCAGGCCCGGTTTAAAACGATACTGATAAAGTCGTTGCAGGATGAAGGCTGTGCGCAGCTTAAGTACATCTATGAGAATCAAGAAGAAGTAGAAGAGCCGCTCTGGCGAGCAGGGCTATCTATAGCGCAGCAATGTGTAGATGGTGAAGTAGCTATCCACAAGATTTCTAACAAGCACCCTGACTACAACAAGGGTACAACAATTAGAAAAGCTGCTCAGACTAAGGGGCCGTATACGTGCGAGACATTTAAAAAGTTATCACCAGCGGGATGCCGAGATTGCCCACTAAAGATTACTTCGCCTATTCAGATTGGGCGGGAGATCATTGAGCCGGACGGCACACCACAAACAGTAGAAGCTCTGGAGCCTGTTACAAAAGAAGTTCGTACGTATCAAATACCTGCGTTTCCCTTTCCATTTTTTCGTGGCAACGTAGGGGGTATATATTGCAAGGCGAACAAAGATGAAGAGGGCGCTAAAGACGAACTACTATTCCCTTATGACTTCTACGTGGTGAAGCGTTTGTATGACATGGAAGACGGTGAGTGCGTGATGATGCGGTTGCACTTACCAAAGGATGGTGTTCGTGAATTTATTATGCCTTTACGTGAAGTCATATCTAAAGAGAAGTTTACAGGCAAGATCGCTGAGTACGGCGTTGCTGTGCTAGGTAAAAAACAGGAGAAGCTTATGCACTACACAACAAGATGGGTTGAAGAACTACAAGCTATGGGTAAAGCTGAAGTATCACGCAAGCAGTTTGGATGGTTGTCGGATGACAGCGCGTTTATTATTGGAGACAAAGAAGTTAAACACGACTCTACAGAATACAGCCCACCATCAACCGCTACGTTGCCTCTAGTACCCGCGTTCGGTACGCGTGGTAGTTTGGAAGAATGGAAAAACATTATTAACCACTATGCTAAGCCCGGCTTAGAGATGCGAGCGTTCGCGTTATTCATGGGGTTTGGTGGGCCGCTATTGAAGTTTGTAGGTGGTGGCTTTCTTAATGGCTTCCTATTGAACTTGATTAGCCCGAATGGTGGTACAGGTAAGTCAACGTTGCTACACGCAATCAACAGCATCTACGGCAACCCAGAAGCCCTGATGATGACCTACAAGGACACGCACAACTTTAGGCTGCATAGGTTTGGCGTATTGCAGAACATCACGGCAACGATTGATGAGTTGACTAACATGAAGGCTGAGTTGATGTCCGATACGGTGTACGACATTACGTCGGGTGTTGGCAAAGGTAGGATGTCGGGCAAAGCAAACGTAGAGCGAATCAATAACACAACTTGGAAACTACCTGCGGTAACATCGTCCAACAAAGCTATACGCGACATTCTGCTTACCATTAAGGGATTCCCTGAACCGGAACTGCTGCGCATACTGGAGGTAGACTTAGTTAACGACACGAGCATGGATGCTATCCAAGCGAAGCGGCACTTCGGTAAGTTAAGCAGCAACTACGGTGTAGCGGCTATCCCGTATCTACAATATGTTATGACGCACTTACCAGAGGTGATAGACGCACTAGACAAGCTGATGGAACGTATTGACCGCACGGCTAACATTACAGGCAACGAACGCTATTGGTCTGCTGGCTTAGCTATCGCTATCATGGGCGGCATTATTTCTAAGAACCTTGGACTGCACGACATACCTATCCAGCCGGTGTTTGATTTTGCGATTGGCATGATTAAAGAGAACCGCCGCAAGAACAAGGATTCATTGTTTAGCGCAGATGATTTCGTGGGTACGTTCTGTCAGCAGTATAGAGAGGGCATGCTAATCATTAACGGTAACGTAGACAAGCGCACATTGATTGGGTTGGGGCCTGTACGCGAACCACGCGGTGCCTTGATAATGCGTTACGAGCCAGATACCGGCATGCTGTACATTGCGTCACGGTCGTTCAGGGAGTATTGCACCAAGCAACAGATGAACTTTGATGCTGTGTTAGAGCCGTACAAGCAGTCTAAGGCATTCGTAGAACAAAAGCGTAAGCGCATGTTTGCAGGTACATCGTCGGATGTGGCATTGAACGTAATGTGCCTATGCTTCGATACCAACAAGATAAGCAGTTTTATTGAGAACAAAGAGGCGCTTTTAAATGCTCCACCTTTTGAACCTATCGATCCACATCGAGTGGGAGAAGTTTAAGCCGGATACTTCTTTCTTTATTCCGTGCTTGGATAGGGGGGAAGTAGAAGACTATATTCGGAAAGAAGCCGCCCGCTTACGCATGAACGTTGTATGTAAAGCAGTTGTAGAGCGAGGAAAGTATGGCTTGCGCGTTTGGAGAATCGTATGATATAGTCCCACTCGATTCTCCTCACTTCTCCAAGGTACTGAGGTTTCCCCCGCCCCGTGCGGGGGTTTTTTATAGCCCAGCCATATTACGCAGCTTAGGTATATTCCGCGCCAAGAGAAGTTCTTTTTCCTGCTTTAAAATCTCATCCGTTTTCTCACGCTTCAAATCCGCTGGCATTTGCGGGTCATTAGCAATGATGCTTCTGTATCTACGCAAGATGGATAGTTGAGTTTCAATTTTGTTGACCACCCCCTTCATGGCGTACAGCTTCATGTTTTCTTCAGTCATGTAGTTGCGCAATTCTTCCGTACGTCCTTCACGCTTAAACATGTTCACGGTGTCTACTACCTGATCAACGGCTTCACGGAAAGCATAGAACTCTGACTTGTACCCACGTCCTGTGGTGTCATACATAAACGTGCTTAGCTGCGGCAGTTTAGATACAGGCTTGCCCATACGGTCTGGGTTAGCTACCGCGTCAGTTGCGTCTAATACAAAAGCACCCATCATGCCGGTGTAGCCACGAATCAAATAATCAGCCTTTAATGGTGAAATGCCTACCATACCAAACAGCTTGGCTAACTCAGACGTGCCTTCAGTAAACTGCATCGAAGGGTCAAGGTTCTTCATACCTGCGCCAACAATTGGGTTGCCAGTAAAGAACGAGTAGTTAGTTAAAACTTCCACCGCTGGTTTAACCAACTGCGGGGTTAAGTTAGTGCCGCTATATGCAGAAACGAACGCATCTCTAAACCCTTTGTAGAACGCCGTTGCATCCTGTGGACGCTCTGTGCCTTGGCTAACTACGTAGCGCACGATACGTTCAGGGATAACCTTGAACATAAACCCAACCTCGGGGGCAACAGGAAGCTTTAACCCAGTACCCGGAATGATGTAGTTCTTATCGCGTTCGTAGTCTTCCATCCCTTTGTAATCGTCATCATCCCCTACCAGCATGGCGTAGAGCGTAGACATAGCGGCTAATTTGAGACCAGTTGCTAAGAAGAGTTTTTGCGCTGTGCGCTTGTCTTCTAACGAAATGCCTTTGCCCTGCATGGTGCGAACCAAGATGTCCATACCTTGTATATACGCATTTAAGAACGGCACCATGTGGCGTAGCGTACCAATGACCGTGCTATCACCAGCACGTTTAAAGTTAATATATTCCTTAGCGCGATACAGAGCCAGCCTACGATCACCTTCCGGCATCTCAGCGGATTTAGTTTCGTTGATAGTTTGCTCATAGATAGCAGCACGTACCGCTAAGTCGGCGGCTAGTGAAAACTTCTCTAGCTTATCCCAAGCTTTCTTAAACCCATTACGTTCTTCTAGGCCGTACTTAACACGTGCACGTTCTACAGCTTGTTGTGGCATGCCGTCATACACACCAGACACACCGATCCTAGCAAGCTCTAACGGAATACCTTCACCTGCCATAGCGTGTATGAAGTTCTTAGCTACCTTAGCTGGCAGACTAAACGGGTGCTTAACGCCTGACAACAGCATGGCACGGTAGGTACCGTCCTGAATTAACTGGCTAAGCGCAAACGCTGGCATGTGGGTAATAAAGCTACGCAAGGTGCTTTGGGCAAAGCTAAACGCTTTTAGTATCGGGCCTAGCGTGACAATGTTGGAAGCAAACGCGCTCTTATCTAACGGACTGCCCAGTAGGTACGCAGTACGCTCGCCGTCTTTGTAAGTAAAAACTAATCTGTCTTTGTTAAATTTCTGTGCGTAGGCAATAGCATCATCTGTTTTTAATTCAAACGCATCAGGCAAGCTTTCTGCCATACGGCGCGAAGCATACGTATTCATACCCGTTTTAACCGCCCAGCTAGTCAGACCAATCATGTTGTCAAACACGTTAGCAATCTCTTTCTGACTACCCTCTCGGTCTAAGATACGTTCTTTAGAGATGTTGCCTACACCACCTTTAAACGAAGCGGGGCTTTCATCAAATATATTGACTACTTCTTCAACGCGTGTCCAAGGCACGTAACCCGCTGCCTCTTTCCAATCAGTAGCTTTGGCTTCGCTGATGCGTCCGGTCTGCACCAAGAAGTCTATTAAACCATTCTTGTATTCAGTAAACGTTTTGAAAGCTTCCTTTAATTCAGGGAACTTTTGCATAGCCTCGTCAGCGGCAACTATCTCTTCATCTGTTACATAATGGGTAATTAGTTGGTCTCTTAGTTTTGCAACAGCTTTCTTGTTGCCTTTAGCTTCTGCTGCGACAATGTCTTGAGCAATCTTAGCGTTGTGTGCGTTAAGCTCTTTAGCACGTTGCGCAATAAACGCGTTGTGGCCTAACTGCATTGCAGTCTTAAGCGAGCCTAGACGGTCGCCTAGCTTGGTCATGATGTCGAACACCTTACCCATAGTTGCGTTGCGGTCAACTATTTCAACAAGATTATCTTTACCTATACGGATGCCGCCATGCTCCATTACACCTTCGGCAAATGCGGCGGTGTCTTGTGCTTGAATCTGTGCTAAATCGCCGCGAACTTCTCCCAGCGAATCAACGAGGGTATTGTTGAACTTAGCTTGCATTTTTTCAGTAGCCGGGGCACTAGCGTCTACAACCGCATGCCTAAACTTAGTGCCAAGCGACGGCTCACCTTCACGTGGTTGCACAACGCCTAATAGCTTCTTCAGTACAGTATCAGGGTCGGTTGGATTAGGGTTACCTGCACCCTTCATGCGGTTGTTCAGCGCAGCGGCTTCTTCACCTGCTGGGGTTAATTCTTCTTCCCGACTGCGGTACAAAATGCGCTTGTCGGCAGGATCGTAGGTACCCTTGTTGAATATGGATTTAATTTGTGTAGGTTCGTAGACGGCAAGGTTTTTCCTACCGCCTTCCATGACGTAAAACCCATCAAAACCAGCCGCTTTAATAGCAGCTTGAACTTCTTTGGATTCTATTGTGTCCCAACTACCTTGGCTAATTCGATTCGCTGTGTATAAAGTTTCTTGTGGGCGTTTATTAACAGTTAATTTGCCTTTAACCGCTTCGTCTATATGTTCACGTATTGCCGCTAAATGTTCTGGATTTGAAAAGTCAAACGGGTTCTGCGCACTAACATAGACCGGCATGATATTGGCATTGGATGGCAACGACTCTTTAAGCAACGTGAAAAGCTCATCTGCAAAAGACGTACCTTCTTTATCCGCAATTTTTTGTGCCCGTGCCCGTATATCATTCAACTCTGCTTCGGACATATTTTGCTTGGCGTGAGCCATCATGTACCCTTCAGACATCTCTGCAAAGGAATGAGCAAAATTAGGGTTATCAGTTACAAATATTGCACCAGCTTGCTTAGGACGGAACTCATGAATATCTTGTGACGTACCGTGGTACATAACTTTAGGTGTGCCGTTTTCATTACGCACAACCGAATTACCAAACCATTTTTGGAACGCGCCTTCTTTGTATAGTGGCTTGTTGCCAAAGGCTTCTTCACCGGCACGGAATTTACCGCCATGCACAAACCTATTAGCGTTAGCTAGTAGCGCACGAATCTCGGTGTCTGATACGGTACCAAATGGAACTCCCATTTTTCGGAGCCACTGCCTAATGGCGTTTATTACTCGCTGCACGGCACTATTACTTACATCTTTCTCAGCCATTTCAGCTAAGACTTCTTCTACAGCGGTGCGCTGGTCTAATCCTTTTTTAATTTTTACATCCGCAAGTTCACGTACTTTAGCGTTACCTGCATAGATATCGTCCATTACTTTGTTATAGGTGTGTCCTAAAATAGACTGCAACCCATAGTGACCCAATGCTTCGTGGGCTAGAGTAAGCATAGCCTCTTTCGGGTTTTTAATATTGTCCGAAATTAAGTGCACAATTTTAGTATTAGGATCGTATACACCCGGCGCATCAAGCGCATCGTCTTTTACCATTTGTTGGTAAATAGCTTGTGGGAGTTCTTGAATATCCTGAACAACATTAATCTTGGGGGCGTTCTCCCAATTTTTAGACATAGTGTCTACGATGGTTTGCACTTGGGCTTGGTTCATGCCTTCGCCCGGAGCAGGTGCTTCGCCTTGTCTGTACAACCCTTTTATACGACGTTCTGGTTCTGTTAAACCTTCTTCTTTACGCGCAGCTACCTGTTGGGCACGTTCTGGCGTTGTAGAAGGAGTGCCGGGTACGGTCTTGGTGACTTTCTCAACTTTTGGTTGGATAGCCATTCTTCTTAGATCACCTTTGGTAACAGCTTTACCGTTGATGAAGTCCATCAGAGCGCCGGGGGTATCCGGTACAATAAACATCGTTGCACCGTTCATCTGCTGACCGTACTCATCCAACAGGTATTTGTACGAGTCTTTATCAACGTTGACGCAACCAAACGAATACCGTGAATCCTCTGCGCCTTCTTTCTTTAACGCAGCGAGTCGCTGTTTGGCATCTTTTTCTTTTGTCCATACGGAATGGAACAGTGTAACGGAATAGGAGCCATCAGGCGCGGCTTTGTCCAGCACAAATACTTTACCAAAATCGTACCCACCAGCCGTTTTTGCTTCGTTGCCACCCTCTTCAGTAATCCCTCGCGCCGCATCACGCAGCTTAACGATATACCCACCTGCCGGAGTAATGCGGTTAATTGGGTTTTCAGTATTGCCTACATAAAAGTCTTTTACTTGAAGACCCAGCAAAACTTTCTTATCCAATATTGGTTCGCCATCTGGAGTAAACACCGCCAGACGGGCGTTTGGCTTATCAACCAACAAGAATAGTTTGTTCTTAGCTTTTAAGTCAGCTTGAATAGAAGGGAAAATAATGGAGAACGCTTCCCGTCCAGCAGGAGACAACGACTCAAATACCTTTGATGGAACAGTTGCTTTTACTTGCTCAATCGTAGTAACCGTTTTTGGGATCGCTACTGGAACCGGCGCACTCATATAGTTCGGGTTCATGATAACGGCAGCAGCCAGCACCGCAGCGTTAAGCTTGCGGATAATGTTGCGAATAGCCTTATCAACTGCTTGTGCGCCTTTAGTAGCAAAGTCGGAAATATCTTTGCGAAGTTTTTCAAGGAACGCTGGACTGTTTACTGGCTCCCCGTAATGCTCAGCAAGTTTCTGTTGCTCAGGAGATGAGAGTTGTAAAACAGCAGGGGCGATTGTGCCTTCATCAATAACGCGAACCTGACCTTCAATAACATTACTTGAGTCTTCAAGAGCAGCCGCCCTAGCGCGTCCTTTACCTTGCGTTTGGCCTTTAGCAACAGCACCTGCTTCCGGCACCTCCCGTACATCACCTTCAATAACATTACTTAAATCTTCAAGCGCAACAGTGCCATCGTAAGTATCCGCCACGTCGTTTACAAATTTTGTAGCATCCGAACGCTTAAGGCCACTAGCCATTAATTGAGTTATAGCGTCATTACGACTTACCCTGCCTTGAGGAGGCGGTTCTACTAGTGCAGGTACGCCAGCATTTTGTGTAGCTGGTGGTACGTTTGGCGCAGTAGGCGCATTTGGCGTACCGGTGGGTGTAGTGGGTTCAATTGTTCGAGCTGGTACATTTGGCGCAGTAGGTGCATTTGGTGTACCAGTAGGTGTGGTTGGTTCAATTGTTCGAGCTGGTGCATTTGGCGCAATTGGCGCATTTGGTACGGGTGGTGGCGCGATTGGTGGGATTGTCCTAGCCGGTGTAGTTGGCGCAATAGGAGCTTCCGTTAATGCAGTTGGCTGTGCTGCTTCTCCAACATTAGGTTGTTCAACAGCCGCTCCAGTACTGTCCAATCCGTTAGTGTCAGATGCTGTAATTCCTTGGGGGGCTGCTTCTCCACGTTCGTCAACCACTGGAGGGCTAGACTCACTTGTTGCGCCGATAGATTCTGTAGGTTTAAGGACATCAGTAGCCTCCGGGGTTGAAGACGGAAGGGTATCTAAAAACTTGGTAAGTTCAGCAATAGCTTCCGCACTACGAGTTGGCGCGTTAGCATAGTCGGTAAGGATCGCACGAATCTCTTCAACTTGTGCAGGATCAGTAAGGTCTTTACCTTTAATAACCTCATCAATCTTTTGCTGAACCGCAGTTACTTTTTCAGGCTTTATAGGCTCAAGCACTCCACCACGTGGGCCAAACATCTCAGCTTGCTTGCCGTATATATTAAACGCATTTGTAGCAAGAGAGTCCAACGCCTGTTTAGTTGCGGTGCTCAAGCTGTTGTTAGTCTTGGCGCGTTCAACAATCTGCATTACTGCATCAAGACCCTCAAGGTCAGTTAAGTCTTTACCTAGAAGTTGTTTGTATATACCGGATTGTTTAGGTAGCCCTGTTGCATCAAGCGTAGTGGCATCCAACACCGTAGGCGCTTCTTTTGGAACTTCTTCTGCTTGGCCTTCACGGCTTGCGCGTTGTTGTTCTGGCGTAATTACGCCTTTTTTACCATCGGGATATACAACTGGAATATCTTTTTGTGGCTCTGGGGTAAAGTAATCTTTTAAATTAGCAGTTGTTTCACGGAACTCGCCCTGCACCGCCGATTGGTTTTTAATCTGGTCTTCAAGCGACTTAGGTCTTGCATAAGGGTCGCGGCGTAACCCTTCAATATCTTCGGTCAGTAGGCGTTGCTTATAAGCTTCTAGCTCAGCAATGCGAGCTTTTATTTCCGCAGTTTGCGTCTCTTGCTTTAGGCGCTCCACCTCCTGCACAGCTTCCCCGTAAGTGTCTGGGAGTGCAGAAAGAGGTTTAAACCCTGTCGCTTCTTCTGTTGTTTCTGTAACAGGTTGTTTTGCAGCAGCCGCAGCGGCAGCATCTTTGCGCAGTAACTGTTCATACTGGCCTTGTTGGCTTGAACGTTCTATTGCAGTACCGGGCACAGAAAGGCCACCACCAAGAACAGCGCCACCAATAAAACTATCAAAGTATTCTTTCCGTGCCTCTGGGTCAGTGATGCTAAGTCCAGCTTGCGCACGTTCTAAGACTTGTTGTCCGGCTTCAGTAAAACCTTCTACACCGGCTGTTTGAACTGCCTTAGTGCCATAGTTGACTACCTTACCCGCAAGGTTTTCGGTCATGCGAGTTTTCATAACGTCACGAAGAGCATCGTCGCTCATCTTAACGCCAGCTTGACCAAATATTTTGCGTAGTCCGGGTATGTAACGGAAACCAACTGTATCTAACGCAGCTTGAAACGGTGCTGCTGCGGCGGCACTAGCAATATCTAAAGTTTCGGCGGTTTTACCTTCTTGTAATTGACGAGTTAAGTCAGTGCCAAAAAATTGAATAGCTCCAGCAGCGGTACCAGCGGCGGCGGCAGCAATACCAGCAGGAGCCGAAACTGCCGCAGCTATAGGCGCTACCATGTACGGCAATGATCTACCAGCTAACCCAGCAGCATAATTGTAAGCGTCTTTAACACCAGCTATATCGGAGAACTCTGGGATCGTGGCTTTTTCACTAGCAAGTTGCTGTTGCTTCCTAGAGTATTCTTCTGCGCCGGAAACCCCTAAAGCTGCGCCAATAGAACCAATATCGCCTTTTGCGCTTTCAATACCCGCGCCTATGTTGGCAAAGAACCCGGTTTTAGGCTTTGGCTTTTCTTGGACTTGCGGAAGGATGTCCCTTTCAATTGCAGCAATAATATCTTGCTGTGACATAGTGTCAGGAAAATTAACAACCCCAACGCCGGGCACATTTACGCTAGGCATGCTTATCCTTACTGTCTAGGTACGTAATTAAAACTACCGTTAGCCCCTTGCTGAAGAGTCCCACCGCCACCACTATCGCCACCGTGAATACGCATGAGTTTGTTTATTTCAGCTTGCATCTGCGCTTCTGTTGGGTTTACGATAGCTTGGGCTTCCAAATTCTTACGAGCGTCTCTCATAGCTTCTTCACGGGTGTACATATTACGCGCACCGGCACGTGCCCCATAAAAATCTTTCATAGCTTGTTCAAATGGTTTGCCAGTACGTCTAGCAACTTCTTCAATAGCTAATATTTCTGCTGGTGGACGACTAGCTACCCACCGTTGAGTTTCCGCACTTAGTCTAGCAACATCTCTTTGAGTCTGCGCAGAAAGCTGTGCGGTGTACATACTTGTTGCTGCTTGGACATCCGTGTTCCGCACTTGTGCACCTACTTGTGCCCCAGTTTTTAATAAATCATTTTCAGATTTATAGAACTCCATTTTTTGTGCGTCAAATTTATCTTGCTGTCTCTTAAGCTCAGCAATGTCAGCGGCGCTATTAGTTTTCCTAGCTTGGTTTTCGGCAAGACGCAAAGCTTCAGCGCGTTCGTCAAGTTTTTCTTTTTCTAAACGTAAATCTTTACGCGCTGCTGTGTATTTTTCAAGAGAAGCTTTTCCTGATTCTCCCGCTCTTTGGGCTTCTTCTCCTTCTTTAGCGCCAAGTAACCCAAGACCAAAATTAAACAAAGCTTCACCACCAGCACGGCTTTCAAAGTCTTCTAACTTTTTTTGTTTGTCTTCTATTCGCTTAATCTGCTCCGCTGTTAAATTCTTATTAAAGCCCTCCGCTTCTTCTTGCTCTTCCCGCGTTTTTTTAATAGTTCTAAGATCACTCACTGTTGCCGCAGGTGGACGATCAGCACCAGCAATTTTTATGGGTGCAAACTCACCAAGTGTGGGTGGTGTTATTGGTTTGCCACTAGTAAGCGTAGGGGGTGGAGCATCTCGCCTTGGAGGCGGAAGGGGTGCTGGTGGGATGTTATCTCCACCAATTGGGTTTAATATAGTATCTTGTCTTTGTAGCCGCGCAGTTTCTGCGGCTGATTGGTCTACTGCTGGAGCCGCCGCAGGATCAGCCCGGGTATTTTTAAGTGACTGTGATTGTTGAAAAACCTCTTGCATTTGCTGTTTAACTTTAGCGGCTTCTGCTTGTTGCGCAGGAGTTTGTTGTTGAAACCCAAACATACCGTTAAGTTGACGATCCCTAGCTGCTAAAGCTTGGTACTGTTCATCAAGCGCTTTTAATTGTTGTGTTACGTCTGGGCTATAAGTTCTACCACCAAAAAATCTAGATAAACCACGCCCAACAGGGGATGAAGTAGTCACACTACCGTCGGCCCCAGCATATCCCGGCACGCGCCCACCATCATCAAATGCAACAATGCCACCACCAGCGTAGTTACCTACATCACCGGCAGGGAGACCTTCTATACCCGCAGGGGCTTGCGCCATTTGCGGTGGAGCTTGTTGTGGCATTTCCTGCGGAGGCATTTGCGGCTGTTGCTGGCCTTGCATAGGCATTTGCTGCTGTATACCTAACAAATCTTGTGCAACGGAAGTAGACGGCGGTTTTGCGTTTTGCTTTTGAATATGATTAATCATATTGCCAGCCATGACCGCTTTAATAGGGTCAAGAAGTTTTAAATCAGCTAAATTTCTAAGCTGCTGTACGCTGTACTTAGTAGCAAGTGCTCTAATTTCATTGATGTCGTCTATCATGATTATTTACCATTCACCATGTTATCTAGAGCCATGCCCATTAACCCACCTTCTTTTTTACCGAACGCTCTTTGTGCGCCGAGATACATAGCGCCTAGACCACCAGCGGTTGCCAGCATAGAAGCAGGTGCCGTGTATTGTTGTTGCGTTTGCCCAGAAAGCGGAAGTCCACGAAGCATATCCGACATGTACGACAACTGCTGCTGTGGGTAGCCACGCTGAGTAAGAAAGTCTTGGTACTGCTGACCCAACTTCTGTTGTTCCAAATCTTGCTGTTGTTGACCTGCCGCTGCACGAGCTTGCATAGCCGCTTGTTGCTGACCAAACTGAGTCTGACCTAACTGCCCCAACGTATTAGCAGCTTGCAGACCTTGTCCCATACCTTGCAAACCTAATGTTGCGCCAAACTGCTGCGCTTGCTGGGCGTTCTGGAACGCATTCTGCATCCCTGTACCGTAAATCGAATTCTGCATAGTAGCCAGATTGCGTTGGCGTTCCGCTTCTTGTAGACCAAACCGTGACCCACCAAAGGCACCCGCTCTAGCTGCTTGCCCAGCGTTTTGCTGTCCTTGAATATCTGACTGACGCGCTGCTTCCTGCATCTGAGGGGCTAACGCATTTTGTATATACGGCGACATGTACGACTGCATAGCGTACGGATTAGTTGCCATGTTCTGGTAGTTCTGCCCTGCTTGCAACGAGCCAAGACCAGACATACCGGCTAACTGTGTACCAATACCTAACTGCTGCGATGGCCCAAGATTAGCAGCTTCTTGGAATGCTCGATTCTGTAGGTTATTAAACCCAGCAATGCGCTCACCGCCATATGCTTGGTATGGAGTCTCTGTTAACGCTTCTGCTTTACCCAGCATGCGCTCAGCATACGGCCTCGCGTATTCAGGAATGTTGCTCTGCGTTACACTTTGACTAGTAGGTTGTTGGCCTCCGCCGCCGCCTTTACCCATTTTCTGCTCCTTTTACTGGCAACTCAAAAGTTACCCAGCGTTCTTTATATCCATCAGATTTAAAAATTTTAGCCCAGCCTTTACGTGCCGTAGCCTCAATCCCGTCGCAATTCATATCCGCAGCAAACCTTTGTAGTAATGCAAGCATCGGGCCTTTCCACTCATGTAGATGAGTACCCCCACAAAAAGTCATGCTAAGTGTTCTTCGTTTGGGATACACCATGAACTGCGTAACCACGGCACCCAATATTATTTCTTCATCAAACGCTACCCACAGGTGGTAGTCATGCTCTACTATAGAATCGTATATATCATCTGCCGTAAATCTACCATACGTGTACTTCGCGGCTTTCTCCATGTAGGGTTTTATCTGCTCCCAGCACGTATCTATATGCTGAGTAGGAACCATAGAGACTTCAATCATGCGGGTAGGTATTTATCTGCTTTACTATTAACAGCTACTTTACCTTTACCTACAGACTTTTTACGGGCGTTCTGTATACGTTCCATCATCGCATACAACTTACGAGCACCAGCTTCGGTGGAGCCATTGCCAATTTCTGACACAATCCGGGCGGGTACAACGAATTCGCCATCAGCAAGACGAGCGGGCTGACGGTCACCAATAGAAGCAGGGATAGAATCACTGACACCATCACCCGGCCCACGGAGCAATCGTCCACCATCTGAGTACCCTCCTAAATGTGAAAGCCCACCCTCTGCGAAACCTTGATACCCACGCATACCGCCTAGTTGCTGGTTCATGTAGTCGTAAAACCCGCCCAATCCTAATTGCTGCTCAGGAGTTTGGTACGCTGGAATATCTATGGGCGCTGCGGCTTGCTGCATAGGGGCTGGCATTGATTGCACTGCTGGCGTAGTTATACCGCCTGTAGTTACAGGTGTGAACGGTTTTGGTGCTACAACTGGTGTGGTTTGTTTGCCGTAACTTGTGCTGTTTAAACCATTTATTACTGTGTCGGACATATCAGATGCTAGCTGCGGTGCCGACAATTGCGTAAATTGCTGTGTCTTCGGATCGTAAGAATACTTGTATCCGCCTGTGTCTCCACCATCAGCAAACTTCTGCTCGCCTGTGTATTGGTCAACCGGCACATCGCCTGACGGCGCAATCATGTTCGTTATTTGTGGACGTTGCACGTTGGGGTTGCTATAAATGTCGGTCTGGTATTGCGATTGCGGGTAGTTTAAGTTCTCACCAACAGCGTTCATAGCCGACATGGTTTCAATTGGGCCACCTACTGCCAGACTTGTTAAGCCACCTTCTGCTGCTTCATATATAGGAAGTGCTTGCAACCCACCAGTAAAGTAGTTACGTTCGGCAGTAGATGCGCCGCTGTATGGAGTGTAGTAACTAGCCGTTGGGCTAACTGTACGTGTATTTGTATATGGGCGAATTTGTGCCGGGGCTTTTTTCTCTACAGGAGCTTTAGGCTTTAGTAGTTGATATGCAGCTAACCCAGCTCCTGCTGTTAAATAAGGATGCTCAGAAGCAAAGTCTTTTATGTTCTGCCAATTAGGTTTACCAAATAATGTTTTTGCATCGTCGTATGCATTACCCGTCATGCCGGGTTTAACGGCTGGATTGCTGCCCATCGTAACAACATTTCCTTCTACGGGGTTTTCAATTAACTTTACAGGAGAAGTGCCGGGTTCAGAAATAATAGGCTCAAGAAGTGGACTAGTAGCTCGATCAGCTATCACTTCAGTAACAGGAGCAGTTGCAGCAGAAACAGGAGCAGGAGCCGCAGTTATGCTTTCTACCGAAGGAAACCCACGACCTTGCGCTAAGCTTTCAATACCTTGTGGGTAAACAGGCCGCGCTGCCTCATACACTTCCGCAGCGTTGCGCATCGCTGGAGCAGCATTAACCGTTGGTGTAATTTGTGCCGTAGGGTTTAACGCAGGGGAACCTAATATGTTAGTGTTCATCGTCGCTTGACCCGGCGTAAAGGCTGGTGGCGTAGGAGTTTGTAAACCCGCTAAATACCTTTCAGCAGCACTGCTAGGATCAGGATTAAACCCAGACGCTATCCCAGTAGGAACCGGTGGAGTTGTTGCGGCAATTTGGCCCGGAAGGAGCGCAGCTTGATCTACTCCGTTATTCAGTAAACTATTAAGGCCACTGCCAGCGTTGTAGAGATTAGACCCAAGATTCATGCCACTGGCAAGTGCCATATTACTAGCAATAGTTGCGGTAGTTCCCGCAGCAGCCCCACTTGCTAACAAAGTTGTACCCGCCATAGTGCCAGTACTAGTACCCGCCGCCGCAATAGCAGCCGCCGTAGCTGGGTCGTTGTATAGACGAATGCCATCACGGCTATAACCATTGAATTTATTTGGTATTCTCATGCGTAATTACTCCTGTCGCAACGTAGCAGTATTGTACCGTTTTGTGCGCTTAATTTGACAAATCCTAACCTTTCGCAGAACCGTAGTCCAGCTTGGTTTTCTTCACGTACTTGAGTTACGGCGTAGCCGTATTTATCTATTACACCGCCGAGTATGGCCCGAATATACGCCCGAATACACCCAATTGGCTTAACCCCATATCCTACATGAATCTCGTTATCTTTTACTAACACACCACCTATAACGCGCCCTGATTCGGTCAGGGGTATAACAGTCCAATCTTTTACTGCCTCTAGATACTCAGTCAGCCCAATTGTTAAGCGATGCTTTACAGACTCATACACCATAATCAGGGCACGATCTTCGGGGGTCATGGTGATATCTTTAAGATATATGTTGTGGTGTCGTAGTACAAATCTCCAGTACGCAGTCTACCTGCGGCTAAGTCAGCTTGTGTTGGCAAACTTATACGACGTGCTCCAGTAACCGCATTAAGTTCGCTAAAGTTGTACCCAGAGATAACTTCTTCTATACCACTTATGGGGCTTAGTACGCGCCGTGTGGAACCTGCACTGGGGCCGGGGTTGTCTAGTTGCGAGAAATACAGACGCAAAATAGTGTTTAGCTGATCCTGATACTTCTGGTCGTACTGAATTGGAGCCAGCGGCAACGTAGGAAATTTGGTTGTACCCGTAGACATTAGCGTCTCCCGTCAGGTCTAACATTAATTCGCGGTGTACCTAACTGCCACTGAGTGCCTAACGTATCGCACTGAATCTTAAACGCCATCTGTCTGCCGCGTATGCGAGTGTTCACTAACTGGGTAAATTGTTGTACGTTGTATGTATTACGCGACGCGTAAGATACCGTTGATGCCACCACTGGGTTGTCCGCTATACCATAGTTAGCACCGGGATTTTGCCGTGGGCGCACCGTGAAGTTAACCGATGGGAAGCCGGGCGACGCTGTATCTGACCCGTCAAATGTAATATCTGGCACGATCTGCCATACAAACCCGTAGTTGTGCCCGTCACCAATATCAAAGTCAGACGACTGAATAAACGACTCAATAGGTGCAGGTGGGTTAGTAGTGCCGTCATCAACCGCTGCTTCGTGAAACACAATAAGATTATTCAACGTAGCCGCCTGTGGGAATTCACGTAACGGGCTATCTAACCAAGCAGAACGATCCATCGTGCCGTAATACCAAACGCGGTCAAGGTAGTTAAAGATTACATACCGGCCAACAGCATCGGAGTCTTTTGAGCAATAAAACCACCACACTTCGCTATAGCCTTCGTTTGTGCCAGCAAAGCATTGGAACGATTGATCTCTATTAATATCGTCAAACACATACTGACGCAGCGAACATGGCAGCGTCTCGACACGACCTGAATAAATGTAGAACTTATCTGTACCCATCCAGTAAGTAACGCCGTTGGCAGTTGCCATAGCGTTAGGCGAAATGAGGGAGATGTTATCCGACAGTAAGTTAAAGCCCCAAACGTAAGGAGGCCCCAGATACTGCATAGAATAGATCGTAGAATCTGTCCACACCAAAATCTCTTGACGAGTCTGGAGCGCCCCAACAATGAATGAGCCGTGCGACAACCTATAGCTACCTGCTTGGTTTGTAACTGCTGGCAACCAATCGGTGTAATCTTCTTGTACCGACCAACGAATTAACATCGGGTCAAACGTACTGGCAGGGGAATCAAACGAATACGACGTAGCGCCAAACGCTATACAAATACGCGTAGCATCCGAGACCATAACCTGATTAGTTTGTACTGGAACTTCAGAACCCGTAACAAGTGCGCCGCGTGTAGCAAAGTCAGGCGTACCAGCAGCACCCGGTGCCCAGTAGTAAATAGCTCCACCACGAGGCGAGAACAAAAGAATCTCACCAAAGTTAGCTTGGCTCCATAAACGTAACTGCAAGCCAATGCCCGTAGACGCTCCGGTGTAGCCTGAACCCCATGTGCCGCGTGACCAAGGCCCTGCGCCCCAACCTGTACCCAAAGAGTAAATCTCTAAACCCGCATCAAGCTCATACTCAGCTTTAACCGATGCGCCGCCGCCTGTAGTAGCTGCTGTAGAGTATACGTACTGCCCTGTGCTTAGGTCTGTTACGGTGATTACGTACGTTGTGCCAGACAGGTACTGCATTTGGAAACTTGGTACATGCGTAGACGCATTGGTGTTCATTATTGTGGAAGTAAACACATTAAATGTAGTTACGTTGCTATAGTCCACAAAGCTATTATTCTCAACCACGTGAGAAGCATCAGTAACAATTAACGTAGCGCAGCCAACTGCCGCCCCAGTACTATGTGTAGCCGCTGTAGTGCCGTTAACGCCACGAGTTAAACCTGTTAATGTGCTGCCCGATACGGCGGCATAGATCATTTCTTCTGAATCAATTTTTATACGCCCACCAATTGTTGGGAACGTTGAAGTGCTGGTTAGCGTAATTGTTGTGGCAGTGGCAGTAATAGCACCGTTAAGCGTTGAATAGGCTGTAGCAAATGGGTTGTTACCCATTGGGTTGGTTGTTGCTCCAATAGGCGTGATGTCGTAGTAGGTACCGCCGTTTTCTACATAGAACTTTAGATGTGTGCCAACGCCAAGTAAGTTGTAGCCCTTTAGCGTGACCCAATTCCACAATGATCGGCACGTGCCCAAAAAGGTACTGTAAGTAATTGCAGCCCAGCCACCAATTTTTTCAGGGTAGCCAGAACGAAACCGCACCTTGTCGCACTCAAACCAACCACCTTCATTGGCAAGCGTCGTACCTTCGCGGTTAACTCCGGGGCGAAACTGTAATTTCTGCAAGGGCATTTACTGCTCCTTATAGTTTCATGATGTAGCAAAGCGCGTAGTACGGAGGTAAGTTTGCGTTTGTACCTGACGAACCTTGAGAAGATGTGGTGCCAGAAAAACTGTGGTCGTGGCCTCCAGCATCGCCTGTTTGTTTGGTTCCGGATGGGTTTCTATTCTCAAATGCCCCACTTCCTCCCGAGCCAGTAGAACTACCCGGCATTGAGTGGTTGTGATCTCCAACACTGCCCGTAGTCCCGCTGAATGTGTGGTCGTGGCTTACAAGAGTTGCATCCGCCGAACCGCCTGTCGCACCGACAGCGTACGTAGACCCTGCGCCTACTACAAATCTAGAGCGCAAATCTGGGGTGCCGCTTGAGCCATTGCACAAAACCCAGCCAGCAGGAATTGAACCTACCGAGCCGTTCCACATAATGATGCCGCCTGATGGAAACGACGTACCCGCAATACTCTGAACAAACGCGGTTGTAGCAAACTTAGTGCTATTGTCTCCCCCTGCTGGGGTCACGCCTGTTGCCGTTCCAGCCACCGAAAAGTTTCCGCCCACACCCAACGCGCCACTGATGTAGTTAGTCTGGTCAACAATGTTGGTACCGTCGCAACGCACTATCATGGAGGTTGAAACCGGCACCGTAATACCTGAACCCGCCGCTGTGGTGTTGCCTGATACTGTACTTGCGTAGAGTGTGCAGGTGTAGGTTGCGCTGGTGTTTCTAACAACGTAGAGCTTGGGAACTGGTGGCACGTAGACGTTGTAGTTTGATCCAGCCACCGTGTTTAATACGAGGGTTGAGCACCGAGCTTGGTCTTGTGCGCCGTTAAATACCGTCAAGGCTTGCGCAGCAGAAGAAGTTGTAACTGTAGCCGCCCCCGCAATCGCATCTTCAATGATGGTGCCGAGGTTTAAATTGGTGATGGTGCCCCACGTCCCTGACTTCTCGCCGTTGGCAATCAGTTCTATTCGTAGGTCGGGTGAGTAGGTACTTGCCATGTTAGTTCCCTAAATAGATTGAACGTTCGTCTTTGCGGCGGTTCTCAAGACCTCTTAGGACTTTACCACCAGCTTTACAATATTTTAAAAATTCGTCGGCTGCGCCTTGGTAGTCGCCCCGGTTATGCTTTTGTCGCAGTGTGCTGCGTTGCAATGTACCCAAACCCACGTTGAAGCTAAAACTGACTAGACTGTCCAGCCAGCCTTGATTAGAGCCAGCAGTAGGACAATATTTAAGAACTCCACGTTCAAACCTCTCAAGGTCTTTTGCAAGTATGGCATCTACTTCTTCCATTGTAAATGTGCGGTTCCAGCCATCCGGAATTTCCAGATAACTGCGCTGTTCAAACGGTACTCTTGCGTGGTTAGGGTCAATCACATGCCCCACGCCAACCGTCCACAGCCTAGCTGGGCACCGGTAAGGTTTATTCCTTACTCCCTCGTGATGAGAGATCATCTTTAAAGCCTTGAGGCTTATCATTTTCCAAACGCCCTACCGCCGAAATGGAACGCTATGATGCTTGCAAACAATGCTTGAGTCTCGTTATCCCATAGCTGGTCAGCCAACGCATTAAATTCCACGCCGCTAGTCAAGCCTTTGTACGCCAACACGCCGTCAATGCCTACCAGTAGAAAAAAGAATCCGTAAGTAATTACAGGACGCACCGAAGCGCGGAAGTCTTTCATCCACTGGGATGTACCTTCATTAAGACTTGTGTCGTGGGCATATATGGCACTCATCTCCGCAGATTGTGCGTCGATTAACGAGACTTTCTCCGCAGAAGCTGTCTGCGTCTTTATCTCATCAAGCTTGATAGCTTCAATCTGTTGTTGGGCAACGTATCCTGCGGCGGCTAGTTGTAGTTCCCGTTCAGTTTGCATCCTAGCAAGAGCAAGTTCGTGCGACTTATCAGACTTGTCTTGAAATAAATCTAATATCTTGGGCAAGCCACCCATCAAAAAACTAACAAGTGTTGAAAGTAGTGTCAGCATTATTTAATCCTTCCTTTTGTTTTGCCCCGCTGGGCTATACCATCCGCACGTTGTGAGGCTGTACGTACTTTGCCACCTTTTTTCATACCGCCTGTAGCCCAATCTGGTTTATCATCCTCCGACTTACGTCCTTCGACATACTGCAATGTGTCACTTGTTTTGTCTGCTGTTGTAGCAGCTTGCCTTGCTTTATTAATTTTTTGAGCCGCACGAGATGCTTTATTTATCATAGGTAATGCTTTAACTCCGGGTACAACACCAAGAAGTTCTAATGCGGCATCTCCATGCCTACCTTCATTAAACGCAACAGCGGAATCTCCAACAGAAGTAGCAGCACCAATACCGGGCGTTAGATCAGCGGCAAGTTTGGTTTTTGGGTTATCTTCAGACCATTTTTTATACCTATCTACCGCACCCATTATTCCCCCAATAATATTTTTGCGCGTAGTTCACGCATTTTGCGTATTTCTTCCATTGCCGCTACTGTTGCATTATTCATATCCATGTACATGACCCCCATGACGGGGAGCGCAATCACTAGCACAAAACACAAAGCGATGACGGCGATGAGTAAAGACCACGGTACGTCACGCTCGTCCTTAGAAGTATCATCAGCCATAAGAACCACCCTGTCACGAACAGCACTGCGAAAATGGATGTCAGTTGACTTTGGATTTG